GTTTTATGCGTAAAATTCATAAAAACACAGTTTTTATTCCTCACGCGAGGTATATCAGATGGCTAAAGCATGAGTTTTAAACCAACTGTTATGGTTAAAAATCACTTTTCTGCGTCTGATAGTCCGAACTTTGCCCCTATACCATAACAGCACACCGTTTGACATTGAGGCTGTGCATGTTTGGTTTAGATGCTTTTCACCTTGCACGGATGGAGATAAAAAGATTTCTATTTTATCAAATAAAATCATAAGCATAAATATAAAATTTACTCTAAAATGACCCGAAAACAACTTAAACTAAAGCACTATAAATCAATGACATAGAAATAGTTTTGGGGAATACATCCTTTCACATTTTTGTGTAATTATTGACCTTCGCCGATTGCCCTTAAAAAAAGTTCTTTGCATAGCTTCTTGCTGTTTCACAACGCCCCGCTTTGCTTCAGATCCTGCGTCTTTAATCATGCCCTGCTTAAATCATAAAGTTGGGGTGCGCACCTATTTTTTTTCTCCCTGCCCTATACTTTCAGTCTGACATCTGGCTGGAGGTTTCTATGTGTGGACGTTTTGCACAAGCCCAAACCCGTGAAGAATATCTGGCTTACCTGGCCGACGATGGCGATCGCGACATTGCCTATGACCCGGAACCTATTGGCCGCTACAACGTGTCACCTGGCACCAAAGTCCTGCTGTTGAGCGAACGCGACGAGCAGTTGCATCTCGATCCAGTGTTTTGGGGTTACGCGCCAGGATGGTGGGATAAACCGCCACTGATTAACGCGCGCGTCGAAACTGCAGCCACCAGCAGAATGTTCAAACCTCTCTGGCAGCATGGCCGGGCGATATGCTTTGCGGATGGCTGGTTCGAATGGAAGAAAGAAGGCGACAAGAAACAGCCCTACTTCATTCACCGCGCCGACGGTCTGCCGATATTCATGGCCGCAATCGGCAGCACGCCTTTCGAACAAGGTGATGAAGCAGAAGGTTTTCTGATAGTGACGGCTGCAGCCGACAAAGGCCTGGTCGATATTCACGACCGCCGGCCGCTGGTTCTGTCACCAGAGGCAGCCCGTGAATGGATGCGACAGGATATAGGCGGGAAAGAAGCGGAAGAGATAGTTGCCGACGGCACAGTGGTCGCCGACAAGTTTATCTGGCACACCGTTACGCGCGCCGTGGGTAATGTAAAAAACCAAGGTCCGGAGCTAATCGAAGCATCAAAATAGTAAGTTCAAAAGAGATCTGTCATGTCCGAAATGAGCGAGGAGCGGACGGCCCATCCCTGGAAGAACGTAAAAAAAACCGCCTCACGGCGGTTTAGCTATCCTGTCAGGAAGTAGCGCTAGCGAGTCTTGCTGCAAATCCAATGAAGAACATCCCTACCAGCGCGTTTCCGATTGCAGAAAGACGTTGGTTGCCTTTAAGACGGCTAAGCAGATAAGAGCCGCAGAAAACGAGAAAGCCGAAATAAATGAGAGTAATTGCGAACATTGCTGCTGCAAGGATGATAAACGCCATCCAAGAATGTTCAGCCTGAACATTGATGAACTGGGCGAAGAAAGAGATATAGAACAGCAGCGTCTTTGGATTCAGTAGAGTAACAAGCATTCCACGCCCGATGATCCCCTTAGCATCAGCTGAAGATTTCATTTTCTGACTCGTTTCGACAGTTGGTTTAAAGATAGCGCGTATCGTCTGGACACCGAGATAGAAAAGATAGGCAGCACCTGCGTATTTGATGGCGTTAAACAAGGCTGGAGTTGAGCTTATGACTGCGGCAAGCCCACACCATGCCAGCAGAACCAGAAGTACGTCACTCATGAGAATGGAAAATATTGCAGCAAAGCCGCGTTTGATACCGCTCGTAATGCTTGTTTTAATCACGAACATGGTCTCAGGGCCAGGAGCAAGAACTATCAATGTCGCACCAAGCAGATACGTCCAGAAATTCACGATACCAAAATCAGCAAACATTTTTACTCCAGTTCTCTCAATTTCATCGAGGCTATTCTAACGTAACCAGCGTTAATGAAAACACATCATGGCTGCTTTCTATCTATTCAGCGAATGTCCACGCCTAGCACACAGCAGGCAAGCACGTGACACTGAAGGTCCGCTGTGAGCGAGGAGCGGAAGTACGCAACTCCAACTACTATATCACTAACGCTGTGGTGACTTAATCAACGGGAGCAGGTCACAGGTAAAATCATCCAAAGGTACGATGCCTTATCGAGCACTATTAGCGATGCTTAGAAAGGTAATCGACTATGCTTCAATTGCAGGCGAGAACTATCTGAGTAAGGGACATTTGACATAACTAATTTTAGATTCCCAGGGGGGTCTATGATCCGTTTATTCCGTATTTTTCTACCAATTGTGTTCCTCATATACCCTTTGATTACCTTCGCTGTACCGCTACAGATTATCGCTGTCGATCCTGTTTTAGGTCCTATTTGCCAGGGCCCTCTAGGGCCAGGCCAATGTGCCGCTGTTCAGAACTATATTCAGATGCAACAACAACCTGTGCAATTCCAGTTGCAGGTAATAGGGATCCAACCGGGAATCGGGCCTATTTGTGCAGGCCCATTAGGCCCAGGTCCATGCGCTGCGATACAGCAATATTTGAAGATGCAACAGTTAAACATAGCTCCTGCCACGTTACCGCAAACATTTAATGTGATTAATAACGTACCTAATGTTGGCCCAATCTGTAATAGTCCGAATGGACCTATGCCTTGCAACCTTGTTCAACAACAAGCATTAGATCAATTTCATGGTGTAATTCCGGCACCAATTTCTACTGTTAATAAGTCCCCACAAGATGTGGCGATCGAGTGTGCCCATAATTACGGGTTAAATACGTCAGCATTCATCGGGTGCGTTGGTCATCAAGTCATTTTGCCTGAGAAGCAACAGCAAGTACTTGATTGTGCGGTTAGTAAAAAAACTGCTGAAGAGTTTGCAAATTGTGCAGCACCGAAATTAGGAATTTCACTTTCCCACGATCAGGAAGTGGCTGTGAACTGCGCCCAGAGCTCAGGCGGAGATACCGTTGATTTTGTAACATGTGCTGGCGATAGCTGGATAGCTAAAAATGTAAAGTTACCAGCTAGGGAGCGTAAACTGTTGACCTGTGCCCGCGATAGTGAAGGTTCAAATGATTTTCTCACATGTGCTTCTAATGAGTTAGGAGAAGATCTATCCAGCGAGCAACAGGCCATTATAAAATGTGCTCAAGAGTCTAATGGTTCCAAATCAGACTTCTTAAGCTGTGCTGGTGAAGGTTGGATAGGTAAAAATCTCAGTAATGATCAGAAAGCCGCTATCCGTTGCGCACGAGATAGTTCCGATGCGTCAGATTTTGCTACATGTTCTTCTGATTATTTACTCGGAGAGAATGCAAGTAAAGAGCAAAAGGTAGCACTCAGATGCGCTGCGGAATCCGGTGGTGATGTAACCCAGATGGCAAGCTGTGCCGGTGCAAATATGTTTAATTTACAACTTAATCCTGAACAGCAAATCGCAGTGCAATGTGTCGTGCAAACCGGTGGGCAACCTTATGCTGCAGCTGGATGCATGGCTACCCGTTTAACGGCGCGCGAGCTTGTTAAATGTGCAACGGACGGATTTGGTGGTGACGGTTGCTTCGGAGACAGCAACGACTTAGTTGGTAAAAATGGCTGGGTTGCTAGAAATATGGGGCAGATTGCCGGGGGGCCAAATTCTGTTATCAACAACCCCGATCAGATATGGGGAGGGAGCAACTCTTTCCTCCGTAATCCGAACCAGATTTTTGGCGGGTCAAACTCATTCATTCGTAACCCAGTACAAATTTGGGGAGGAAGCAATTCTGTCTTTAATAATCCGGGGCAACTCGTTCCTAAACCTGTACAGCTGGGAACGGTTGGTGATACCAGAATCTGTATTCCTTGGTGTTAATAGGGGAAAACTAGCCCTATATGAACGTACGGCACATGTACTTTTTGAGCATATTGGATGAATAATGAAAACAGGATTCGAATCGCCACGGATAATCTGGATAGTATTAGCTCAGACATGCCCTGGCATTCAATCCTGTCTTAATATTTATAAATGTCCGCTCCTGGCACAAAGCGGACCAAGACATCAGGAATACTTATCGGACTCTTAGCAGATCTGTATATCTCGTCGTATATCGAGGCGACAGCATTTCTCGCTTCATTTGCCACTGTTGCTGAATGCCTTGGCCAGCAAAATAAAGGGTTCCCTTTCCACCATTAGCATTCAGGTGATCGAGCACTTCCATCAACCTTTCGCTGCCGGCCCGCGGCGCGTTCTCATCGAAAAGGTTTAGTTGGGCCACACCCTGACTGAAAAAATCCCCAAGCATGATCCCTGCCTTCTGGTATCGGTGGCCATCCTTCCAGATTTTGTCCAGACACTTTACAGCGGTGTTGATGATGTCGCGAGAATCCTGAGTGGGGGTGAGAAGCTTCATCGACGCACTGTTACCGTAATACGGCTCGTTAAGCGCAAAGGGAGAGGTTTTCACGAATGCAGAGATAAAGCGGCAATACTGATGCTCGCCACGAAGCTTTTCAGCACCACGCGCCGCATAGCTGCAAATAGCCTGGCGCATCTGTTCGTACTCGGTGACGCGTTCGCCGAAAGACCTACTACAGACAATTTCCTGCTTTGCTGGTGCAAACTCTTCCAGATCGAGGCATGGCTCGCCACGCAGCTCCCTGACCGTTCGCTCAAGTACCACGTTAAAGTGCTTCCGAATAATCCATGTACTCTGCTCTGAGAGGTCCAAGGCCGTTTTGATGCCCATAGCGTTAAGCTTCTTGCTGATGCGCCTGCCGACACCCCACACGTCCTCTACAGGCACGATAGCCAGCAAGCGACGTTGCCGTTCGATATTGGACAAATCGATCACCCCGCCTGTCTGGCGCTGCCATTTCTTGGCGGCATGGTTTGCCAACTTCGCGAGTGTTTTTGTCTGAGCAATTCCAACGCCAACGGTAAGGTGCGTACGCTTCAAAACCGTATCGCGGATCTCCTTGCCGAACTCGGTCAGGTCCCGGCAGTTGCGAACGCCAGTAAGATCGCAAAAAGCTTCGTCGATGCTGTAAATCTCGACGCGAGGGCTCATTTCCTCAAGCGTCGTCATTACCCGGTTCGACATATCAGCATACAGCTCATAGTTGCTGCTGAAACAAACAACGCCAGCGCGCCGGAAAAGCTCCTTTTGCTTGAAGAAAGGCTCCCCCATGGTAATCCCAGCGGCCTTGGCCTCAGCGCTGCGTGCGATTACACAGCCATCGTTATTTGAGAGAACGACAACCGGCCGCCCTCTCAGGTCCGGCCTGAATACAGTCTCGCATGATGCGTAGAACGAATTCACATCACAGAGCGCAAACATACTCAACTCGCCGATTTAACGATAAAAGTCACAACACCGAACACGTCGAGCGTATCCTCGCTGCCGACAATTATCGGTGAGTACGTGCTGTTCATTGGAATGAGCTGGACGGTAGGACGCAGCTGCAGACGCTTAACTGTAAACTCCCCTTCTACCGCGGCGATAACGATATCACCATGCCCAGCATTCCGAGAGCTGTCCACCACAAGCAGATCGCCGTCGCTGATCCCTGCCTCAATCATCGAGTCGCCTGCAGCCTTGACGAAATACGTCGAGCTTGGGTGGGACACTAGTAACTCATTGAGATCGATACGCTGTTCAACGTAATCAGCTGCGGGGCTCGGGAAACCACACTGTACTAAGTCACTGAAAAGCGGAAGAGCGATAATTTCACGCAGTTCTGTTGGCCTGATAAATTCCATTGCACACCTCAAGCACTGTTTTTATATACAGTAGTTTTTACAAGCGAACAGATCAAGTCGATACTATTTTGTTTGATTGCTATTTCGCCGCTTCGTTTATAACATCGCGCCGCTGTAGGAAATTTTGATTTGTAAATTTTTGCAGTTGCATAGCAAAAATCCGGGAGCCTGCCGACATCAGCCAGGCCCCGTAAGAATTGAGGAAAAACCTTGAGAATACGCACCATTTCCGTGGTGGGTAGTTACTTTATAGATACCAGCCTTAAGATTGTCACGAAAATATTTGTGATTGATTTCTCAATACCTTAACGCAAACCAGCCCGTTAAAGTTGCACTTAAATTATCTTATTCCTCCGCTTAATGTATATGTCTTGCCCTGGTCAACCCGCCCATTAACCCCTCGTTTAGAATGGTTATGTTTCCATATAATTTCACTCAGGCACGGATTGCCCAGGGAGGGATATCATGGAAGCCGATATGACGCTGTGCGCCGCAGTTCTTAAGCTGCTTTGTGATGGATTTGGAAAGGATGACCCGATATCCAGACGTGAAGCTTATCTTACGCTATGTGAATCACCGGAAAGGTATGACAGGGTTATCGAAAGACTGGCCGCGCAGTTCCTGCTGGATATCGTTTACATTCCCAATCGTTCTAACGGCAAAGAGATGCTATTTCCGGTTCTTCATTACGGGACCGTGAAGCTGGTCAGGGCAGCAAGTGCTGAAGAAGTGCTTCAGTCCAATATGTCGCCGCTACGCCGCCAGTAACATCACAAAAAGTTATTTCTTATTCATTGCGGCGACAGTTTTTTTCAGTCTGGAGACTTCCTGCTGCAAGGATTCGACCTGCTTTATCAGGTAGTGAAGCCCTAGCGCAGTATCAAGCAAGAGAACGTTGTTATCCAGCGCCAGGGTGTCATCGCCGTCAACCCTGTTACCTTCACTATCAAATTGAGGCGCGGCGGGTACAAGTTTGACGTACTCGCTGTCAATCTTCATGACATCCTGCGCAATGACTCCGCGCCTGACTCTCTCACGGAGATCGCCGTTATAGATGTAAGTAGCTGGCTTAATTTGCTTGATATTTTCATATGACTTATAGCCATCATCATATTTAACATCATGCTTAAGCGTAATGTCACAGTTAGGTTGTTTTGAGAAAATATAGTTCCCAGGAACGCCGCCGCCCCCCGTACTGTAAATATCACCGCTTAAAGTGCCAAATTGAAATATACGCTGCCCTGCATCCCCGTTATCACATAACGTTGTCATTACAATATCAGCAAAACCCTGAGTACCGGTAGCGATAGATCCTATTCCTGCGGTTGAATAATAACCACCAGTACAGTAACTATGCCAGCGACCAAATGGAACAAATCCACCATCATTTGGTGACGATAATTCATGCCTAAAAAAAGATATGTTCCTATCCCAACTTGTAATAGCTGTCCATGAGCCACCATAACCAGCCCCATCAGCCCTACACGAAGATGATTTGAATCTTTCATCGGGGTAAAATAAAAATGAACCAGCCGTACCAACACCGCTATTTACATTTAACTGCACCCTGTCTAAATCAGTCGAGCTACCCCTAACACCACCAAGCGACCATGAACCGTTATACCACCTACCTAATAACTGGTTTACATAACTGCCCTTGGATGGGTCACCTGGCGTATTATTCATCTCAATGGAGTTATCACCGCCACTTCCCTTTCTGACACCTAAACCGCCACCGGCATTTGTGTGCCAGTCAGTTGCTCCACCACCAAGACCGTTGATCGTCACAGGAGACGAAATCGTGCCTCCTGATTTTCCGTCTAGTGTAGATGCCTGTTTGACAACGTAAGGCCAGGACGGTCCTGTATATGATGAACCATCAGGGCGGGTAATAGTTACATCACCTTCACCCGTTAACAGTTGCTGCCAGTTATCTTCATTAATTAAAGCCTGATATAGTGCCTGAGACACCTGGTCAGCCAGCTTGGCATAAACTGCATTTTGTGCGCGGCGTGGAATCAAAACCCATACAAGGCCGGTAGTTGTCGGACCGATAAACTTACGTAACAGTGAAATACTTGAGTCATTATTCACTTTATCTACTGGTAGCGTATAAGGAACGTCCCCAACCTCCACATAAATAAAATCGCCTGGTGTAACCTCAGTTAAAAAAGTAGAGCCTGTGCCAGTTAATGCCGTTGAGCCATTTACTAAATCAATAGTTCCGGTTGCCATTTATATTTACTCCATAAAAAAAGCCCGCATTAACGCGAGCTGAATTTTTATTTTTGGTTAGCTGGCCGTAAACGAACCAGTACCACGCATGATTTGCATTACTGGCGCGATAATTTGCTTCCTTGAAGCGTTTGTAAGGCCAGAGGAATCGCTTACTGTAATTGTTGCGGTTATAGTCCTGTCGGTTATGCCTGACTTAGCAAATACAACAGGGACTGCAATAGCCGCCGTAGTGCCAGATGCAGTTACGGACTGGTCAGGGTATGTCTTTGTTTCACCGGCAATAGTAACGGAAACTCTCGCTACGGGTATACTTGAACCGCTGTTACCATGCAAAAAAACTACCGCGCTAACAACGGCTGTCTTTGGTAACAGAGTATCAGCGCTATCTGTATAGGTAATTGTGGTACTGACAGAGCCACTCCCCATTTTGTCTTTATCTATCCCCAGAGCACCGTTAACAATATCACCTACAAACGATTTAGCCTCTACTGTCCCTGTGAATTGCCCACCGGAGGCATAAATTACCCCTCTGAATATTGCGTTATTGAATTCAGCCTCGCCATTCTTTCCGATATACCAGCCGCTAATCCCCTTAATATAATTTACTGAATATATTTCATTACCAATCTTGGCATTGGTAATTGTTCCGTTACCGATAAACGCTTCCTTCAGAACGGCCTGACCATTAACGACAGCAAACACCAGCTCGTAATTTCCTGGCGTACTTCCCGTATAGATACCGAAGGTATCAGCCGCAAAAATTACGGTGGATTTGTAGCCGCCTTCAGCCTGTGGCTCGATACCAAATGCCATGCCGCAGTTATACTTCACCCCGTTCTTGTCAATACCAAGATTCAGGGTGTAGTACGCTGCAGCCGCGCCGTCTGACTTAACGTATGAGTCGAATTTCTGATTCACTCCGGCGGTAAGATCGTCGATGGACGCGTTAACAGACGTTTCGAGTTTAGACACGGCCTGCTGCGCATCTGCTGCGGCCTGTCTGACCTCAAGGATATGCGCATCCTGTGTTTCGAACTGGGCCCGCACGCTGGTGGTCAGTTCAGCCATCGCTCTGTCAACTTCAGCAATGGTCGTGGTCACCACCAGAATTTCGGCTTTAACCTCGCCGTACTGCTCCCACTGACGGAACGATACCTTACCGATGGCCAGCGAGTTATTCAGGCTCGCTTCGAGATTCGAATTGATGCCCTGATTGAAATGATCCCACACGCCAGAGTTCTGGATTTCCTCATCGATGTCACCAATCATATCTGCCGCATCCTGATTGGTGACTCCTTTCACCCATTCCGTCCACTCGCCCACGTTACCGATACGGTCAACCAGCCTCGCGCGGTACCACTGACTGACACCCGCTTTCATGGGCCCGTGCTGGTATGTTGACGAGGGATAGGCCAGCAGGGTGAGCTGCTGCGGATTCTGGAAGTCTGACGTGGTGGCCCGCTCGATCTCCGTATAAGCTGTGTCGCCAGAGCCTTCAGGGAATCCCCATGCAAGGTCGATATTCCACACGACGTTATCAGTAGCGCGGAAGTTGGTCGGCGTGCCGGGTTTGCCCTGCTTGCCGGAGAGGAACGTATTGTCGGCATAGCCCCACGGCGAAGACGTTTCCTGGGCATTAAGCGCCCTCACTCTTACATCGTATGAGCCTGAATAAATCCCCTCAACAGAGAAGCCCTGAGCGCTTGTAACCGGCACGTTTATCCAGTCGCCGTTGTCCTTACGCCATTGAGCAATGTAACGGACGGCCCCCTCTACTCTGGTCCATGAAACATACATGGTGGCGACAGACAGCCCCTGGGCAACGTAATCCGTCTCCTCAATCACGATGTTTTCAGGGGCGTCGAGTACATTAATCGGTGTGACCGTAATCGGTGGGCTTTCAATGCGAACGCCGTCATCAATGTAACGGTATTTATCCGGGTCGTGCTGAATAGCCGAAATGGTGAAACCGCCTGTTTCATCGTCGTTAGCGGCAACAGACATCACCCGAAAATACTGGATAGCAACCTTGTCGCTGTCGATAGCCCATACAGCGCCGTAAACGGGTGTCTGACTGTATGCGGTTGTCAGGGTTACCGTATGTTCGTCATTGTCCAGTGCCTCAATGGTGCGCGACTGGGTGGTACCGTCAGGCATATTCATAACCAGACGAGCACCGGCCTCGTAATCAATGGTGCGATCAAGAGTCACCACCCGCCCGTTAATCGCCTTCATGCGCCCGCCGTTCTGAATACCCGCACGAAACGGATCGGCAACCCCTATCACCTGCGACGGTAACGGTATGTAGCCGTCGAGACCGACACCAAATGTCACCGAGCCGTCTTTGACGCTCGACAGCAACGCCCAGCGGCCGCGACGGTGTGCCTCACTTTGTTTCGTGCACCCTATTGCAGAAAGCGTTAGCTGGTTTATCTGGTAACGCTCAACCAGGGCGGAGTCATACACCCCTTCAACGGTGTCGCTGTAGTGGTTAAGGGGATCCGACCAGGAAACCAGGCAGGAGGAATAACGTTTTTTGTAGCTCCCGCCAGCATAGGAGAATTCGCCGTTGATCACGTTTGAAGCGGTATAAACCCAGTCCACATCTTCCTGCGGCACGTCTGCTTTGATAAAAATCTGCTCATTGCCCCAGAACGTGATCCCGCGAAATACCGCAGCGAGGTCGTTAAGTACCGTGTAGGCGTCCTGCTGGCTCTGGATAAACACATTGCAGGTAAACCGGGGTTCAGTACCGCCAGCCCCATCAGAAACCGACTCATCGCAATAGCGTGCAATCTCGTAAAGCTCCCACTTATCAACCATGCTGGCATCAATGCGGGAACCCATGCCGTAAATTTCATCCAGCAGAAGATCGTAAAAAATCCAGGCAGGATTATTGCTGTATGCCCATTTGAAGCCTCCCGTCCAGCTGCCGGAGTACGTGCGGTAAACTGGATCATAATTATCCGGCACACGGATGATTTTCCCCTTAGGTTTACAGGTCACTTTCGGCGCAGAGCCATTAAACTGGCTGGCGTTTACCTCAATGTACAGCAGCGCGGTATTGGGATAGCGAAGCTTGCTGTCGATTACCTCGGCAAAAGAAAAAACGCTGAAGGCGTTAACGAGTTTTGAATCAGTTGAATCGGGAGTAAGGCGACGAACCCGAACAGACCAGCCGGTAGAGGATTTAGGAAAATTTATCCGGTGATCCCGCTGATACTCTGACGTGGTTTTTCCGTCAAATTTGCCCCTGACCACTTCCTGCCAGTTTCCGCCATCGGTTGAAAGGTCAATGGCGTACTCGGTTACGGTCCCCACCATGTCGCCGTTATCTTTATAGCGGTACTGAACGGGCAGACTTAATTTAATCCGGACGGCATCGAGTACCAGGTTAGAAAACTGACGCGTCCATGACACCGATTCAGTAACAACCACCCCGACAGACATCTCATTATCCACTTCAGGCAAACCGGAAATGTATTCCTGATCCTGTGTTCCGGTGCGAAACTCCCAGGTAACGCCCTCAAAGTTATAACTGCCGTTAGCGTTCGCCAGCGGGGTATCGTTGAGATAGATTTCCTGAGCGGTCAAATCGCCCTGAATCTCCCCTTCCGAAAGAGCCACCAGCATTTTTAAACGGGCTTCAGACAGCAAATCGTCGGGTTGCTCAACAGGCGTGTGCGCGCTTCCACCACCGCCCTTTCTTCCTGAATAGGGGATTTCCGTGAATGAGTAGTTCATATTGCACCCATAAAAAAGGCCACCGAAAAGGTGGCCAGTCAGAAATTAATGGTTACTGCTGATCGCTGGAGAACATACCGGCGCTGATAATCGCGCCGCCGATTTCCCGCTCGCCATAGAGCACCGGAACGGGATAGCCCATTGATACGGTATTTACCGGAGCACCGAAGGCATAGTTAGGCTTGTTGTCAGAGCTGGAAGATGCTCCCACGTTGAAATCAGGCTGAGGCGTCAGCATCTGCACCACGCCGCCCAGCACCATGCTCAGGCCAATCGAAGTTAATGCGGTAACGGCAGCTCCCGTTGCCGTAGTTGCTCCCAGTGCGGTCCCCCAAAGTGCAAGTGAACCGCCAGCCGTAAAAAATGCCGCAGCAAGTGCAGCAGCACCAATAACGACCTGCAGGAATCCCCCTCGTTTAGCTCCTTCAATAACAGGCTCAATGGTGAAGACCTCACCGCCTGCCGTCATATCAAATTCGTCTATCCCAATATTGTTGCGGCCGCTGAAAAAGGCGAAACGTATTCCATTCATGTGCGCCTCGTTTATGTACTTCCTGAACCCTGGCACCTGGGAACACATCGCCCTGAGCATTTCGCGCAGGTCTGCCACATGAAACTGGTGAGTTTTCCCGAATTTTTTCGCCATACGGCCTTTAAGAATCAGCGTTTTTTTCAAGGGTTACTCCTTTGTGTCTGACCACGCGCACCATCCGATCGCGGTAATATTTGCCGTACGGCACGCGCGTGGAAAGCTGTCCAGACATGTGGTGAAGCATCTGGTTGTCGCCGAGGTAAATCGCGGCGTGGTTGGTTACAGGGGCGCTGACCTGCATCATGATCATGTCGCCAGGCTGCATCTGACTTGATGGCACCTCAAAGAACCCCTCGCGCTCCCAGTTGTCGTCGTAGCGGTTTTCTTTCGCATCAACCCACCACTCGTAATCCACGGAGTAATCGCCCAGAATAACGCCATGTTCGCGCTGGTAGTATTCCCTGATAAGTGACCAGCAGTCGGCATAGCCAAGCAACCACTGGCGCCCGACATAATCGCGTTCGTCGCGCGGAGAAATCGTGCAAAAATCCCCGTCAGGCCATGACATGATCCCCCACTCAATCCCTGACCAGTCACACTGGATACGATCGAACTCTGAGGGGACCAGCCTGGTAACGTCAGGGTGAGAATGAATAACCATGATGATCTCCCCCAGCTTTTCAGCCGCACGCCTGTCATCAGGCGACATCGTGAAGGTTTCTGTCGGATCACTTGCCACATTGCGGCAGGGAATGTATTTCTGCCCCATGCTCGTTTCGACAATTACGCCGCAGGCCTCCTTTGGATACTCAGCCGCGACGTGTTTACGTACTGCATCCATCAGACGTTTACGCATGCTATTTCCCCTGTAGATTTGCGGCAGGGAAGCCACCGAAAGGAAGTGGGTTGTCCTCTCCAAAGCGATCCTTGCAATCCTGTAATCGACCGCCGCAGACATCAAGACCCGGGTTGTCAGTCGGCGTGCCGTCCTTCTGAAAATACTTCGTGCCGTTGTAGTCGCACCCGTTTCCTGTGCGGTACCAGCCCCGGAGGCACCATGTACACACGGGAAGAATTTGCCTTGCCGGCAGCTGGAGATTCTGGATATCGAAAGGTGAACACAGTTCAAAATCGACCTGTACGCGCGATTCTGCTGTTCGGGAATTGATATAGAAAAGCTGCACACGCTCTTCGTTCGGGTTGGCGTTCGGGTTGCCATGCACCCAGTTAGCGGCATCCAGATATTTAGCGAACGTGGTATGAATGCGAACCTTTGCCTTCACCATGTCGTCATACTGAAGACAGAGCGCCGTGACGTAGTTAGAGATATTCCCCACTGAAAGAGTCGGTGTCGGCTGTGGGCCCGAACCCGACAATTCCAGCCCCGTCACCTCGTAGGGATGCGGATCGTATTCGTTACCCTGCCAGATGATGGAAGGGAGATTTTCAGCGGCAAACGATGCCCAGCCTTCAGAGTGGATATTATAAGCGTGGAAGCGAAGTATCTTATCCATCCCGAAGGATGTTCCATCAACCTCAATTAGCTGGATTTTTTCGCCAGGCTCCAGCGCCTGGAAATCAGCATTTAGCCCCATAAATTTTACCCATAAAAAAACCCGCCGAAGCGGGTTTGTGTTTTAACCTGAGTTCTTTACTGGCACTTAACCTGTTTCAATGATTCAAGCTGATTGAGTCGCGCCTGTGCCTTTTTTCTGGCATCACTTTTAGCCATTCCGTTACCAATGCCAAAATCACCCAGCACACCTAAAACTGTTCTGCCATCAAATTCACCTGTTGACTCGATTTCTTGCTGAATACTGTGCGTTTTAGCAATTTCCTGTTTGATGGCCTGACAGTCGAATGCAGAAGTCTCTTCCCCTGTGACCGAAGGGGCCTGAGGATATTGCTTAGTAGCACAAGCAGACAGGAATCCAACACTTAAAACCAGAAGCGCTAACTTTTTCACTAACAAATAATCCTAAATTAATTCACATATTTTTATTTTAAAGCGGCTCGCATGGTACCAGTCACTTCTAAACCTGTCATAAACCAAACTCATATAAAATAAAAATTAAGGGGCAAAAGCCTGTTTGAAGGAAAATCCAAGAGTGACGACTTTTCCGGATACGAAGGTCGGTTTGATTGAATCATGTTTCACCCGGTAAAGTTTTTTCTCACCCCACGGATTAGACCACCAGAACGACTGATGAGCATGGGAGTGGAGAAACGCCCGAATAGCCGCCACGTCATTTTTCTTGCCCGTCCAGGTTAGATCCCACTCTTCCGCCACGTTGTTGATACCATTAACCGCCACCTGTTCGTAACCGTCACCGAACTGGGCTGAATAAATGTTTATCGTATCGGTTGCAGTTGGGGAAACCTGAGTGGGCCATGTAAAAGTACTTACCATAATTCACCATAAAATAACCGCCACAAAATAAAGGCGGTTATTTCCCCCGAGAATAAACAATATTAAACCAACGGAATATTACCTGATATTAAATACTCCATCAATTCTTCATTGCGAAGCACTCCATCGTAAAAAATATATCCCCATGAATTTATGGATTTGAGCAAGCACGATGCTCTAAACTGCTCCAACTGATTTCTTACATCTCTGCCCTGAGCACGAATACTTCTAACAAGGCGCAACAACCGCATATAGTTTGCCTTAAAGTAGCGATAATATCTTTCCGGCAATGCCAAGCCATTTATATGCCTAACAATAAGATTCGACTCAGGGGCAGGAATTTCAGGATTAGGCGTAAGACTAATAGAGGTCGGAGCATTGAAAGGTGCTGTGATATTCAAAATTAGCACTTGTTGTTCAGTAAAATTGTCAAAGTAAGGATGGATAAACAATCTCCTACCAAGTTCATCTTTTGTCTTGTTACTTTTTTTTGATTGACAAATATCACACATAGGAAACAAATTTATGATTGTCACAGAAAACTCTGGATAATCGTCCTTGGGCAAATAATGATCAAGAGTGTTCGGAGTTCCATCCTCACCGCATGCTGGACAATAATCCAACTCACGATTACGAAGCTCTTCTAAAATAGTTTTTTGCACAGAATCAGGTTTCGCTGACAAAAATAGATTTTTAAATCTTCCATGAACTTCAGGATCATTCATTTCCATCCAAGTGCTTACAATCTCAGGATTTCCTCTAGCATGAGAATATAGAGCCACTCGTGATTTCCAAGGAGCTTTAATTCTATTAAAATAGTTCCTATGGATGCCCCTCTGACGCTCTTCAACAATTCGCTCAATCAACTCTTCGTCATTTAACGCCAATTCAGGAGTGTCTAAGCGTATCACCATTTCCCCTCCTGCATTGCATTAATTTGAATCATCATTTCTTCATTTATATTCTTCCCAAGAGCTTTGATTAGTTCATCACCACTCCCGTATTCCTTTATCTTTTTCTCCAGCCAAGATTCAAAAGGTTTTGACACTGATTTATCACCAAAAACATAGGACGATATCCTCTGAATATCCCCCCCGAAAGTTTCAAATGGAGGATGATTAATGAATAAAGTGTCATTAATATGCTCAAAAACATGAACGCAGTCTTTCGGTAATTCGCGAACCGTAACTAACGAATGTGTAGCAAATAATGCCTTTGAACCAAAACTGCTTAATATTTCCTTTAACATTTCAATGAACGCAATTTCGAGCGTAGGATGCAAGAACAATTCCGGCTCATCAATAAGGATGAGACTATTGCGACGTATTGCACCCAAAATATTAGTAACTATATATGAGAATAACCGTTGTCCGGAACTTAACTTAAGCGGTTCTCCATCTTTAATGAATGTGATACCAGCATTCACATCCAGATACTTTCTTAATACATCTGTATTAGGCTCATTGAATCTATGAGATGTTATTGGTATATAAGCCTCAGGAACACCATGCAGTTTTGCTTCCTTATTCATTAGAATTGAAGATGCATCGCCACTCCAGTATTTTCCTTGAAATAACGTTTCCTTATCATCAAAATGATTTACACCGACAGCAATATAATCAAAATCAATGGCTTTTTTAAGAACCGAGTAAAGAGAGTCTATCTTTTTAGCCCATGTTTTTATCTCACCATATCGACGATCATCATCGAGACAGCTGAGTAGCGAATGTGCTGCATTAATTTTAGGCCATTTTCTTGATAGTACGATTTTTTTGGGAGTTTTAGAATGTGGGTTTATCGTATGTTCATAAGTGCGTAATCCAAAATATCGATAACTACTTTCATCTTTTTTCTTAATCCCAGCATTGGTATCAAAATCAGAGCTATCAAGAGGGAAGAGCTCAAATGGACTGTAGGAAACCACCACTAACTGATTAATATTAGGTTTTTCTGCAAATCCGGTTATTCCAGTAGCTTGTTCACTTTCGTTGAACCAAGCTTCAACTAACTGAATTAGGGCTTGAGATTTGCCGACACCATTAGGACCGATCAGAATATTAATATCATGCGGCAATGGTGTTTCAGAATTAAAATTAAGTTTAAGTTGCTGAGTATCACCAGTAACTGTTTTGAAACGAAAGTTAATGTTATCTATGACTATACTTTTTTTTCCAAGAACACGCCACCCATCCAAAAATGATTTAACAGCCCCCCTTTCACGAAGGAGAGAAACCTTGAAAGCACTCGAATTAATCATTCTCATGCTAATTTCGTCCTCAATTATATGTGACATATAACTAGCATCGTGGAGAGACTTTGCTACATCGAGAGCTTGCTTGGTTCCGAGATGGCCATCAATAAGTTCATAAAAAGTAATATTCTCAGGGTTAGATATATACTCTCCCCCCTTTATTGGGAACTTACCATCCCAACCGTTTTGCAATAGGCTCTCAAGATATTGATGGGAGATCATTTCATCTTGAAATAAAATTTTGATTGAAGGGAGTTGTACATCAACACCATTCATACGACAATACACGGGAAAAGATGTCTTATGATCATAATCATCCCATGCATCATACAAAAGAAAGATAAAGTTGTCCCTTGGGGTTTTTAGAAACTCATGCATTTTGGAATTATCTTTTCCAACATAAATTACTTCCATAACACCTTCCTCCAATCCATTAACCATTTGAAATTACGTTGTTTCCTAACATTTATCTTACTAACATCGAACCCTGACTTTATCCTTGTTTCTACATTTAGTATTTTCGAAAAATTTAAAATATGCGTTTCCCGTAAAGTATCCCCCCTTCTGTGAGCTCTTTCCTTAACCGCATCGATACTTCTTGCTGAACCACAGATGCTATCAGTTTACCGATGCTTTTCGCACCTTTCTGGTTTGAATTATTTGCCCCTGCGCCACCTTCCTGTGTAACAGAAACGGGCGCATCAACATTCACAGTAAGCTCGCCACCGGAAAGCCCATACATAGGCGCACGTCCAACCACGCCGCCCTCTGCATAACCCTGTGCGTTATGCATAAGTGCATAAAGATTATCAACTCCAAGAGCGCTGGTAGCCTCTTTGGTAAATACGAACTCGCCTCCGTGAACGATCCCTTTAGGTTCAAACTTTCCACCCGCTCCGGTGTAGCCTCCTGAGTCAAACTGAGGAACGGCACCGCCGCCAGCGAAGCCGAATATACCTGCGGCGCTTTTAGCAGAATTAACCAGGGCAATCTGAGTCAAGATCTGGGTAATGCCTTTCAGGAATGTGGCCAGATAGTCTTTAAAATTGGCTTTACCGGTAGTGAAGAAATCAGCGAGGCTACGTGACATGCTGGTGAATGCTCCCTGGGTAACACTCGCAAGATTATCGTAAACGTTGGTAGCCGCATCCTCATACTCAGCCCAGCCCTTTTTAGCCCCTGCCAGCCAGTTTCCGCGCAGCTCATCTTCCTTCGCATAGCGCTCTTCAAGCTTTTCGCTGGCTGCGGATCTATCCTCTTCAGAGGCTTTCATCAGTTTGAGCTGCTCACGCTCTTTTTGACGCTGCGCCTGTCTGTTGCTCAGCCCTGCCGTGCTGTCCATCGCTGAAATGAGAGCGCTTTGTTGCTGAATGAATTTCAGGGAAGCTTCATGGCCTTTCGCGATTTCCTCGATGTTTTGAATCCGCTTAGCCTCTGCACTTTCAGCCTCAAGTGCTGCGCGGATCTCACTGCTTCTAGCGACAAGACTTTTTTGGTCGGCCGTTAAAATCCTTTTTTGCTTCAGGTCGGCAATTTGCTGATTAAATTCCAGCAGACGCTTTTCTTCTGATGTCAGGCTGTTGGTTATTTCATCCTGCGCTTTTAGTACAGCCAGGCGTTTCGATGATTCCTGAAGCATCTTTGTTGCAGAATCATCAGTGTAGGTTTTTTCCTTCTTCTGCCCCTTTTGCTGGCTTCTGGCATAACTTTCATTCTCACGGCGAATTGCTTCATCCTTCGCGGCTTGAGAAGCATAAGAACTGCGAATTTCAGCCAGGCGCCGCTGGTGCTGCTCTTCCTTGTTTTCGTACTGTAACTTCCACTTCTGATCGTCGTTGAAACTGCGCTTCCTGCGCTCCTCTTCAGCTCTGTCTGCCTTTTCACGCGCCGCAGCTATATCGGCCTGATATTTTTCTTCCTTCAGCTCATCCAGTGACTTTTCATCACCATAATTGTTCATCCCTGACGGTGTGGGGATTTTTCTACTGGCGCGTTTCTGAAGGTTTTCTATCTGGTCTTCGATGGTTTCAGGACGCCCAATACCCAGCATGGCATCCCAGGCTTCAGCGGCTTTTTGCTTGATAGCCTGCCAGCCCGATTCAAGAAACCCCAGGTTGTTAGTGATATCAGTGGTACGGTTTTGAATAGCGTCGGCATACGCATCCATCGCGATTTTTGCCGCACCTGTAGTATCACCAACCTGTGAAAGAGAGGTAATCTGCTCAAGCTGGCTGGCGGTCAGGAAGTGGAGCTGCTGATCCAGTTCCTTAGCCGCGCTGAGAGGTTCATTTTGCAGCCGCGCAAAATGTCCGACCGTAGCATCGACTGACTGGCCCGTTACCTGCTCAAGTTTGACAGCAGAACGGGTAATCATCTCAAGCTGGTTGCTTCCAAAGCTTCCGGTGCCGACTACTTTCGCCAGCGCCGCCGCTGCATCGCCCCGGGTGATGCCGTTGCCTGAGATCGCCTTCGCCAGATTGTTAAGTTGGGAGGTTGTACGCCCTGCATAACTTCCCGTCAGAGAAAGTTGCTTATTGAACTCGTTGCTTTCCTTCTCACTTTTGTAATACGCAACGCTTAACCCGAGTACCATCCCGGTAAGCCCTGACACCGCAGGAGTGAGCGCCCCGATATTACCAAGAAATGACGTTCCGGTACCCGCCACGCCGCCCAGATTGCTTCTGACGAGTGAAGTAGCCAGGGTACGCAGGTTTTTACTCGCTGCAGCGGTCCTGGTATTAAAGCGTGCAGTACCTTCCTCGGCCTTTTTCAGCTTCTGAATATAAATCTCTGCCGCCGAACCTGCCCCCAGCTGTTCGGCCCTGTATCGCAGAAGTTCTTCGCGTGACAGGCGCGTGGTGGCTACCTGGTCTTTAAGCTTTTTGAGAAAAACTTCCCGCGCTGCCGCTGCGCTTTCTTCCGCGCGTCGGCCTTCGATTTGTTTGGCGGTAATTGCTGACAGCAACGCCAGATAATCTTCCTGGATAAGGTTACCGGACTTTTGCGCCGCATGGAGACGTGACCGGATTGCCGCGATGTTATCCGTTTCTTTTGCAGCATTTTTGATGCTGTCGATCTGCTTATAAAATGCCGACGCCAGTTCATCCTGAGCGCTGGCATTTTTTCGCGTGGCTGACTCAGAATCGGCCAGCCGTTTACGCAGCTCATCTACCCTGCGGTGGGTTTCATCAACGCTCTGGCTCAGTTCGTCGGCGGATCCTGCTCCGCCCTGTGCTGCTTTGCGAAATTTATCCAGCTCCTGCGTGCCTTTTTCCAGGCTACTGGTATTTACGCGCAGGGATATTGTGGCGATATCACTCATCAGGCCACCTCTTTTTTGTGCATGGTTTTCAGAGCGGTTCGCTCCATGATACGAATGTCATTTAGCGCGGTTGCCTCGTCCTCAATGCCGTGAACGCGCATCAGCCAGGGCAGCACGTTGTAATCGAGACCTGTCGCGCCACCAAAGCCGGTGCGCCATTGCGTAGACAGCGACTGGAACAGGCAAAAGACGGGCCACACATCAGGCAGAACGTGAACGATCACATCGTCATAATCGTCATCCGTCAGCCCGAAGGTGGCCATGTCCTCCGCTGCCACTTCAGGCGTATAGAATGCAGAGGCAACCGCTATCAGTTTTTTTCCCGGTGCCCCATCAGTTCGGCGTAATATTTTTCGGTGATGGCACCTGCTGCGCTCAGGTAGTTATCCAGCAACACCGTCAGGTTTTCGCGGGTGTAGGGTTCTGGTAGCGCCCAGCCCTCAATAATTTCAGACAGGAAATCAACGGCCGTTGCCCCTTCCCGCTTTTCCATCTCCTTAATCTGATCCGCTGATTTATGACGGAACGTAAAGGTCAGTACGCCAGGCTCTTCCCCTGCACGCGGGATCTCCACGTTGGCTTTAAACGTGGGTTTCGGTTGCAGCTCAAATTTTGTTGCCATGTTTTTTTCTTCCTCAGAAACTAAAAAGCCCCCGAAGGGGCAATGATGATTTAAACCGGATTATTCTTCGGTGACAGTGACTTCACCCGTGGCCGTTTTCTTGCCGTCAACGGTGGTGCAGGTGGTGGTTGCCGTCCCTTCAGCGACCGCAGTCACTTCACCGCTGGGGCTGACGGTTGCCACTTCCGGATCAGAACTGGTCCATGTCACCGCTTTATTGGTGGCATCTGCTGGCGCAACGGTCGGGGTAAACTGGCCTTTATCACCGACAACCAGATCTAACGTGGTTTTATCCAGCGTGACGCCTGTCACCTGCACCGCTGGCGTGGTGACGTTAGCGATTTTGTAGAACGTCATAGCCGGAGACTGAAGGTTGAGAACCGCGCTGACGGTTTCGACTGAGTTAACGGCGGTCTGCGGGATATCGTTAAACGAGGCTGTCGCCGCCCAGTAGCGGTTTTCTTTCGCCTTAGGCACGTACATGTACGCCGCCACCGTTTCTTCATCTTCGTCGAGCTGGCGCAGCAGCGGGTAAACCGGAAGCGATGAATCATGCGCAATGGTGTAGGTCTGCGAGCTGGCCGATTTGTACGTGTTAAGATTGCGCTGGCGGTCATCAGACAAAAACTGGATCTGCGTGGTGTTCTGCTCACCTCCCGCGTTAGCCACCTCGGTGATCTGAGGGATTTCAGTCCATTCGGTGACTTTTCGCAGCGTGCCGCTTCCGCCGCCAGCAGGATATTTTCCGGTGTTGGTCGTGTTGATGTTGCGAAGGGTAATCGCAGAACCGGCGACGAGATCAACCAGCGCCACGACGTTATCAATTCCGGTCCAGTCACAATTGACGTGTACCACGTCGCCAGACGCAAAGCCGCCCCCCGATTCGACCGTGACAACGGTGTGTTCGGCGTTAGTGGCCCCTGTAAATGGAACAGCAGGATCATAGCCCGACGCCAGATAGACGTGCGAGCCGTTAGGCAATGCAAAGCCCATAGAGATATCTCCATTGGAAAAAAGGAATGGTGTGCTGCAGAAGTCAGGCGACGGTTTCTGCGCGGTATGTCAGGCTGACCGGAACAGTCCAGTTCACGCCGTTGTTAATGCCAGGATGAATGGCGGGAAGAGATAACACCCAGCAGGTGAAACCTTCCCCTGATAGCTCAAGATTTTGAGGAAAAAGCGCGGTGAGATTTTTTGCCGTCTGCGCGGCCAGCGTTCTTCCCGTTGCCGTTCTGGCGATCACATTCACCTGATAAACGCCAGGAAAAACCAGACACGTTCCGGCAAGGTCAATGCTGTAGGGTGTTGCCGGCAGGTCGTGCGACTGAAGATAAACGCCCGTTTCGGGAGGAGTGAATTTCACGTTATCCCATGAAACCGGAATATCCTGTTCATCAGCCCATTTTCCCAGGTGCTTATCCAGTAACGCAGCAATATCAGGCTGAATATTCACGGGAGCCGCCTTATTTCCACCCTGCCGTAAAGCGTGGTTTTCTCCACCTCGCCATTCAGTGCCTTCATTCGGCCTTTGTCATCGGCCACGGCACAAATGACCAGGCCTGTGTCATCATCCGCCGTCAGACAGTATTTAATTATTTCCCCGTCGAGCCGGACCTCGTAGCGCTCTGCACCGGGATTTATTCGCTTACCGGGATCGTCATCCAGAACAGTAATTCGCATGATTAACTGATCTCCTTAGCCGCTTCATCAAAAAAACGCGCCGCTTCTGCGGCAGTAATACGCACCATCCCGCTAGGAGCCTGAGAGGAATGCCCCATTTCAAGCGGGTAGGCGTAGGGGACGTTATTGCAAAAAAAGACCTCCTTCATGCCCACGCGAAACTGTGAGAGAACAAGATTTCCGGCACGCAGCGTTTCCCCGCCGCTTTTATCAATCCGCCCTGTCTCTTCCGTTGTCCGTTCATCGAAAGATACCTGCCAGTTGCCGCGAAAACGCCCGCCTGTGTAACCCGCAGGGGATCTGATCGCCATGCTGTCATGAATCTTGCGGCCCCGCTTCAGGCGACCGTTTCGGGTCAGGTTATCAGGGTCATTACGCAGCTGATCGTTGTACTCAGTAACGGCGTTGTTGTACTGCACCGCCGTCTGGTTAACTTCCCACAGCTCAGGGTTACCAACCGGAGACATTTCGACGAGACGCGCAAGGATGCGTATACAGCCAGCCCTGACCACCAGCTCCTGGTTGATCTTCGCTTTTGCCACAAACGCATCTATCGAGGCCATGAAATCATCATTTCCCGCCATGCTACGCCCTCAGTTGCGCCTTGTAGCAAATCACCACCGAGGCAGGTTTAACCGGGTTAGGTTTGAGCACACGGTGCTGTTTACCGTCCACGTTCACCAGGTCTCCAATTTCAATAACCTGTTCTGACGTAAATACGATTTTCACATCACCCCGCTGGATGTTGTTTCCGTCAATTTCGTCAGGGTCGTACTCAGTTTTTACGCCCCAGGCAGTGAAGGCCAGATCATCAGCCTGATACTCAACGCCACCAACGACAGAAACCGTACCTTTGCGGGTAACCGGATATTCCGCGCCGTTCTGACGCAGCAGCCTGTCTGAGCGCTTCTGCATACGCTGATAATTAATCGGCATTATCCACGCTCCGAGAATGTGTTAATGCCAAACCCGCGCCCGCCCATAAACGCCGCCAGTAGCGCGTCAACGGCTGGATAGGACGGAGTGAAGGCCTCACCGTCAGCCACGGCGTAAGTCATCGTCACGGCCCCTTCCACGCGCTCAGTTTTAACCGCAGCCTCGCGGGAGGAGCCGAGTAAATCACCGTCTACCGCTTCAACCGCCAGCATGCACTGGGCAGTAATAACCTGGCGGGGGATCTGATCTGACGGGAAAGGATGCCCGTCAAATTCGATATCGAGACGTGGCCAGCACAGCGGCTGTGACGGGCTGGCGCGGATGCCGTACCAGCTCAGGCCTTCCAGATAATCCATAGCCTTAAGAAGAATCGCGGGGAGATTTTCCGGCAGCGTCAGATCACGCGCGGTCGCATATTTCTGCAAGTCGGCTTCGCTGGCATAGCTGTTAAAGTCCGGAGAGGTGATATCTGTGTTAATCATGTCTCACCAAAAATAAAGGGGGCAGCGCCCCCGGTGGATTACTCACCCGCTTCCGCAAAGGTGATTGTTTCTGACGTTTCGCTCACGCCTTCAACCGTGGCGGTCACGGTAAATTCTCCGGCCTCTTCAGAGGTCAGTTTTACCGTTGAGCCACCAGCCGAACCCGTCGAAGTGGAATCCGTACTCAGTTCCCCGCCAGTTGTCGTCCACGAGACATCCGCACCTGAAACAGGCGCATCATCTTTGGTGACTTTAACGGAAAAGGTTACGGAATCCGTACCGTCAGCGGTGACGGAAGTTTTATCCGCTGACAGGGTTACTTTACGGGCTTGTTTTCAGGCTCGGTGCTGGTGAGTTTGATCAGCACGCCTGCGGTGGATTTGTTGGAGGTGAAATGTTTTTTCCAGTTCCCTTCGGTGCCGATTTTTTCCAGGCTCGGGTTTTTATCGCCTTTGGACTCATCCCAGCTGTAGCCAAGCAGTTCAACGTTTACGGTCCCTTCAGCACGGAAGCCGACTGCCAGGTTTTCCTGGTCGTTAATGTCGTAAGAGCGGAAACCCGGAACCTGAGATTCAGTGACGTACACAGCCCCATGAACCAGCCCCAGAATAGCATCTGCATCCATCGAGTCAGTGACAAGAACCGGCTTGCCCAGCGTGCCAGGCTGGCCACCGTACACGACCACACCCGCTTCTTCGTGGATTTTGTTGGCAATAGCCTCATCCACGATGTCGAAATAGGTGGCGGAGTGCATGACGAACAGCGCCACACGGTTGAACTTGTCGCCGTATTTACGCAGGCCTCGCGTCAGGGTCTTCTTGCCGTCCGTTTCGATATCGGCGGTGACCACCATGTCCGCGTTCGCACCGATAGCAGCCGTCAGCGCTTTCAGACCGTATTTTACGTAGCCTTCAAGTGCCGCATCTGCCACGTCAACGCCAACCACTTCAGAAAATTCGTCAACGCTGCGACCGCGGCGTTTAAACGCTTCTTCAGTGGTGTGATACGGGCCATATTTCCACGGCGCTTTTACCGATACCGCTTCACCCGCGCCGATTTTTTTACCTTTTACCGTTTCGTCAGAATTAACGTTACGATCTTCGATGCTTCCACCAACTTTGTAGAACGCGCGTATACGGAGATCACCTTCGATCAATTCGTTGTCCAGAATGATGGCGCCGTTTGAGGCTTCGTTGAAAACCTGCAAATTATCCTGGCGGCGCTCAAGAAAAGCGGTCTGCGCCAGGTCGTTATAAATAATCAGATCAGAGTTTACAGTTGTGGTCATTGGGAAAATCCTTTATTTCGGGAGTTTTAGAAAAGCCTGCTGGCCATGCTTGCGGATATAGTCAGTTTTTTCCTGAGACGACATTTCTGAGCGCTTCAGGTTTCCGCTACCTCCACCTTGTTTATGTCCACCGCCCCCAGTGCCTTCAGCAGTGGGAAAGAGATGCGGCGCGGTATCTTTGAGTGACTCAGCCCATTCAATCGGGCTCAGCGGCGTTTTGCCGTCCTTGCCGAGGATGGCGTTGCCATCAGAATCAACGGCGACAGCTTCGCCCTCGTCGTTGACCTTAAACGTGCCACGGGCGCGGAGGATCAAATCATCTGACGCGGTAGGCAGTGCCCCGGCCTTCAGCCCCGCCTCGCGGATAGCATCAGCCAGAACGCGGTCGCGGAATTTATTAGCAAAGCCTTCCGCTTTTTCTGCACGCTCTACCGCCGCTTTGATTTGCTTATCGCTGTCAGCGCGAAAACGCTCGGTGCGTTTTTCCAGAACCTGGTCAATTTTCCCTTCGGCGATAAGCTTCGCTTCCTCGTCGTCAGAAAAACGCTGGAGGATGGTTTTCACCGCATCCGGATCGATACCTTCAAAGCGGGCCAAGTTTTCTTTTTGCTGTTTGATGGTTCCCAGCAGTTCGTTATTTTTGGATTTCAGCCCGGTGACTTCACTTGTCACACGTTCATCAATCAACTTCTGAATCTCTGGGGTGATTTCGATACCACCGCCACCGCCACCGTTGCCGCCGTCATCTGGAGCGTAATATTTCAGAAGCATATTTCGGATTAACATAATTTCCCCTCGGGATTATTCAGGGCTTCGCCCAATAAAAAGGCCGCATAAGCGACCTGATGATTTACAGCCCTGCGGCCTCGAAAGCCTTGCTGTCATATTCGCGGAGCTGTTCAAGCGTGAGCCATTCCCCTTTATCGGTGTAGAACTCATCAGGACGCATACCGCCGTCACGAATGAGCCTGGCGCGGGTTTCACCCAGCACCTGAACCTGTCGGGTAAATGACTGACTGAGTAACCAGTCGTTGTAGGTAATGCCAGCCGGTACCTGACCGTCCATACTGGCACGGGTTCCTGTGTCCATTTCATCAGCATCAATACCGAGCTGCCGCCATGATTTAACCACCAGCGTTTCGGTTGAGCGGCAACAAAAATGTATCCGGCCTGGCCCCTGCAAGTAAGGCACCTTGTGCCCTATCGGTTTATTTTCCAGCGTGTAATTTCTTCGGTCGCGGATCATGCAAAGGGGCGTGGTTTTATTATCGAGCGTAGAAAGCCACTGCTTACACTCGATAACGTCACTGTTCGCTTTTGCGAAGCTGTGCCGTGCCGTCGCTGCGAGATGGTTAACCGCTGATTTAACGATGCTAGTGGCGTTTGCCCTGCTCATCTGCAGCGCACCGTCTTTATAGCCCTTGTTAGCGTGGCCTCTTACCCTTCGGGCGATAGCCTCAGTTGTTTCCCCCTGTAGGTAGCCATGACGGACAGCATTAACGATGCGGGTCATTCTGTCGGTTTCCAGACCCTCGGCCCACTCCGACAGTAAACGCCCCTGAAAAGGCTGTGACATGGTGGCGGCGTAAACCATATCCGCCGTGATGCCCTGCAACGGGTAACGCTTCAGAACGATATCCGGCAGGAGAGAATCGAACAGGCTGATTTGATAGCCCGCCTCATAACCTGCCAGCGCACGCAGCTCACCCGACATTGCAGAAAACATGGAATCAACCGCCTGACGGTTGAGCGAAAGAACATCCCCCAGAAGTGATTCAAGCCGCCTCACGGTGAAACTTTCAGGGGAAAGGGTTTCCAGCGCCACAATCAGTTTCGCACTGATATCTGCGTCACTGGCGTTGAGGATTTTCAGCATCCGGTTTGCTATTCCGGTACCGAAGCGATTTATCCCGATAGCGTGTGAAATGGCCTCATCGCGAAGCTGCTCGTTTACGGTCGCCATATCACTTATCCAGCAGTGTAGGGTTCGCGTTGCGCAGCGCGTCAATCACCTCGTCCACGCTGTCAGCCGGGTCAATGATGTCCAGCTTTTGCAGCATACGCACCAGGTCACTGTCACGGATAGCCCCTGACTGCCAGGCACTGACCAGAACGGACACCATCCCGGAATCTGCAACTTTCGCGATGAACTCCTGGTTAATACTGAAATCCGCTTTCACATCCGTCACGCCGAGATACTTCGCGCACCACGTCAGAGCCTTGCTGAAGGCCTCCGACACGTTTGATACGCAAATACTCAGGATTGACGTTGCGGCAGACTGTTCGCCGCTGGCCTGTGTTGCAGTTTTTGTCGCGCTGTTTTGCTCAATGAGCCTGGCCCCGAGCTGAACCATATAATCGCGCTTGCTGTCCATCGCCTCTTTAGCCAGCATATTGGGCTGCGCCTGGGCGTATCCGTAAGTACCATCCTGAGGCAGCAAAAGAGGATTACGAGAACCAACTTTCACGCCTTTCTTTTCCAGGTGGTCACGCCAGTCCTTATCAAGTCCCGTCATATAAGGCTGGACCTGACCGCAGAACCAGACGCTGTCCTCATAGTCTGCGCTGTTCCGGTAATGGCCCAGGTTGATTTCCACCAGCGTAGCCAGCGGGGGATCGTCTATCGTCTCATCGTTATTTTGTGCCCCGACAAACGTGAACGGAATTTCATCCCAGAATTCTTTACCTTTAGGCTTAGGTCGGTACTCAGCATCCACGGCGTAAGCGCCGCCTCCGTTCTCAGCCTTAATGCGCCAGACGCGGCAGATAAATTTCCCCTCCTCCAGCGCCAGCTCACGATACTGGATGCGTTCTTTGAAGCCGTACCCGTCTTTCTCTTCGATCACCTCACGCAGAATCACCAGCACCAGCTGATTGCGCCCGTTGATGCGCTCCGTTCGCCAGTTGATAATATTTTCTGGCGTATAGCGGAGAATGATCGCCTGATCGCTTTCTTTTGCGTAATCCACGTAAAGACCGTGACGCGCGGTTTCCAGAATATCTTCCAGCACCAGTTGAGACTGCTGATAGATACTTATGCCGCCACCGTCCGAATTGGTTTTCATGTATTCCAGTTTTTCCGGTGCGGTCATCGTGGGATCTTTGCGGTAGGCCATACCCAGCAGACCGATTTTGGTATTGCCGGTAATGGGATAAAAAACAGCCCTGTCACGATAATCCTGATTTCGCTGTTTGGCTTTCGCTGAACGGTCGCCGGGATCAAGAAGGGGGAGATATTCCCCCCCTTTGCTTTTTATCGCTTCAGCGCCTTTGCAGACGTCGCGGATTTTTGTCCATAACGCACAGGCCGCTTTCTGCTCAGGCCTGACAAAAGTAATGTCGTTGTTTGCCATCAGAATGTGGTTTCCAGTTCGATTTCGTAAACTTTCTCTTTAATTGGGAACAGGTACGCGATTGGATAACCGCCCCCGTCATTGGCGTGATCAAATCCACCTTTTTTATCCGGTTCGCCCAGGTCGTTGTAAACCTGACGCTCAAGGCACTGCGTGAACTTAGGACAAGCGTTGGTGTTAATCAGTAATCGGCGTTCGCCATAGGTATTACACAGCATGGCGTTTACAGCGTTAACACGGTCCTTCACCACCGGGTTGGCGTTATTCACGCACACGTCAAAACCGGCCTTCTCAAGCAAAGCGATGTCTGAATTACTCGCATCGGAGGATTTTCGATTTTTCCCAGAGGCATCCGGATAAATTTTTATTTGATGGTTTTCTCTGGAATATTTTTTTTCTATCGCCTCGATCATCGCTGGCGTGTCGAAAACATCCATGAACTCATCAACAGCACGCGGAAGACCGTCACGCATGACGTAAACCACCGCAGCCATTTTCCCGACGTTGAAGTCCATCCCGATATGCAGAACGTCGCCACGCTGCGCTGTTTCGTCGGTGTGGTTTTCGCGCCTGTCAAAGCAGTAATAAATAACGCCCTGATAGTTTTCAAAGGAGGCCAGATATTCCTGCCGGAACGTGCGCGGGTCCATTTTGCGCCTTGCGGCTTCCAGCTCTTCAGGCGGGACGTTTCCGCCGTCAACAGATGTGTAAAGCCAGCTCTTATGGTCAGGCTCCCTTCCCTCCTGCCCTGCAAACCAGGTGTCGTAACAGTGGTTAAACCCTTTCGGTGTACCGATACGGAGCGCGTGACCTCCGATGTATGTCACCCCGTCGATGGTGTAACGACAGGTTGATAGCATCGGGCGGAGAACTTCTTCCCATGCCTCATAAGGACAGTCGGCCCATTCATCAATCAGAACGAAGAACAGACCAGAACCACGCAGGTCATCATAGTTATTGAGGCCCACGCACCGGAGGATATGACCGCTAACCAGCGTGATTGATAGTTCAGTCTCGTTTGGCTTGCTCGCCCTCCAGTGTGGTGGGATGGATTGCTTCAGTCGCCGCCAGAAAACACGCTTAGCCTGTTTCTGCGTGGGTGCGCAGTACCAGATTTCATCCTCAATACTGACGTTCCACTTCATCGCGAGCCTTGCAGCCCTGCGCATCTCAGCTTTACCCAGGAACGTTTTACCGAAGCGACGGCCACACACAGCGTCACGAAAACGCGCTGAACGTTGCCAGCCCCAGGCGAAGATATTTGCTTGTTTTGGTGTAAGTGTGACGGCCTGACTAGAGGATTGGATTGTCAGGTGTTGGCTCATCAGTATTTAACGGTTGAAGCTGGTAATCCTCTTCAGGAACTACCGGCACGGCGGGTTTGTTCGCTTCCTTAATTTCAAGGATTCGAATCAGGGCAGCGCGAGCGGCTTGCTTACTTTCGGTTAAAACTTCCAGACCGTTTTTAGTCTGCTTCACGCCGAGGTAATACGTCAGTTCATCGCCTTCAAGGTCGCGGGTATCGTTGATAATCATCTGCCCCTTACCTTCGCCCTGACAGCGAGGACAATCAGGATTTGGGTCGGCGTTATCAATGAAACCTGTACCGCCATCCTCAGGCGGTGGCTTTCCGTTTTCTGCAGCCTTACTTAGTGCAGTCTCATACTCGCTTTCATCACGCCACTGATATTTATTTTCTTCTCCCCAGCAGAAACGACAGTTAACGCGCCTGTACTGAGAAACAAGATTCGGATCCGCGCGGGTTATCGCCACCAGTTGATCCACGATTTCATCAAGGTCAGCGGTGTAACGCTGGCGCATCCGTTTAACCAGCGCTTTGATTGCACGCGAAACCTTAACATTTCTATACATCCGGCTGGCGGCTGCATACGCAGTATCACCTGTGCATTTGTAACCAGCTTTTTTGTATGCTTCGACTCTGTTTTTTGTTTTTACATACCAGAAAACAAAAAGAGCCTGTTGGTCGGATAACCCGAAATCTCTGGGTTCAAAACCGAGATCATCCACATCTTCGGACTGATTATCCGCTTCCGCATCTGATACCCGTTCATCACTTAAACGCTGTGACTTTCCAGTTTCCAGCTTCGGTGTTTCCACTTTTTTTGGTTCCATTTTTTTAGTGGAAACTTTTTTTGTGGAAGATTTTTGGCCTGTGGGTTTCCTGGCAGGTTTTTGCCACCCCTCAGCTTTTGACTTCTGGTTAATCGCTGTATGACTGATACCGTGTTTCACAGCTAACTTTCGGGCTGATACTCCATCAGTTTCATACTCGCGTCGGATGGCCTCCCAGTCCGGTTTAGACATGAAAATACCTTTACATCGACGTCGGAATAAGTACCCCAACCAAAAAGTTGGTCTTTTTATACGGAATTTTTCAAAACTGTAAATGCGTACTCCTTGGTAATTCCGCTAAGGAATTCATGTACGGAGTACAAGATGAAAATTTTTATCGCGATTACAATGATTTTTTTGATGCTCGGTTTGTTGGTTACGCCAGAGAGCAAACTTCTTATCATCAGTCAGATTTTAGAGCAGCTAGTAATGCTTAGTGCTCTGTTCATACATAAATAACCTATCGTGATGGCGGTGAGTGATTCTTCATAACTCATCGCCCATCTAATGCATAGAGTAATCGAACTTCTGTTTCTCCAGCCTGAAAAATTCATAGCAAGAATGTTCTACACTACGTTCGTTTTCTTGTGAGACGTGATTCAAATAAGTACCTCTGTTTTTCCTCGGCACGCTAACCCCTGCAGTAAGGAAAACTCTCACTCCTCAAGAAACTTTACTTAAAAATACATAACTGGAACACCATTTCAACTTCATCGCAGGCAACTTTGAAAACTTTGATTTAGCTCACTTTTTTTCTTACCAATCAGGATGTATAAAAATCTTGCTAGCCGATCTTAAATTTAAAATTTTAAAAAGACATTAAGGAACTTTAATGAGTCTTCATCATTACTATCCACAGCTAAAATGGAAACCTGCTGAGTATGAATCTCTGATGCAGTTAGATCAGACTACAATCTCTGGCATCACACCCATCATTACAATTCTCGATATTGACTGGGACTACGAAAATGACTGTTATAAAAAATCTTTAACCGGTTATTTATCCGACTTCGGCGCAAATCTAGCGACAGCATGGACCCCTAACCGTCCGGTATTGTTAGACTTGAAGTATTTAGATAAGCACGGTTCGAGTCGTCATCATCCATTGGATATGTGCGTAAGCGATGCCAGAGCGAACGGAAAGGAAATCGTACCGGTTGTGTCTCCAGCTTCCACTGTAAACTACATACATGCTGTTCAGCGAAACATATCAAATGGCATCGCTATATCAATCAGTCCTCAAACCTGGCATTTGTTTGCACAACTGCTTAACCATTTCAACCTTTCGCCTAGCATGATTGATATCATTGTTGACTATGGAGACATACAGAATGCTAACGATAGTTTAAAACAACAGGCCTTAGGGATTATCAATGGTCTAGCAGGACAAGCGCCATGGAGATCACTAATCCTATCTTCAACATCCTATCCTAGTTCGCAAACGGGCATTCCTCAGCACGTGATTCACCATATTCCACGGCATGAATACGGGCTTTGGTTATATGTTGCTCAGAACACATCTCAGGGCAGAACCCCATGTTTCAGTGATTACCCAACAGCAAGTGCAACCATAACGAGTGTTGATCCTCGGTTTATGTCACAGTATGTTGCAGTCAGATACTCGAATGACATTTCGTGGATTTTTGTTAAAGGCACAGCCGTTAAGGGAAATGGCTGGAGCCAAACTAAAGCTCTGTGTACAACACTTGTCAATTCGGCTGATTATCAAGTGTTTGGTCCGGGTTTTAGCTGGGGAGACCAGTACATCTTTGACAGGGCGGCAGGGACTAATAGATCAGGTGGCTCCAAGGAATGGCGGAAGGTAGCCCATACGCACCACCTTACTTTAGTAGTTAGGCAGTTAAATATTTTGGCACAGTCGCTACCGGCTAGACCCTAACCTTCCAATCGACTCGTTTCTTTAAAGCAGTTCTGACTTCAAATCGGAGATCTGAAGCGGATAGAGTATCCGCGACAACATTCCACAACTCATAACGGGGCTTGCTCTTAAAACCTTTTGAGCAGCCCCAACGCTCCAGAACGTCAATACACTCATCCTTCCACAACAACTGAGCGAGCATTAATGAGTCAAAGTTTCGATTGAGCCTTTCGCCACGCTTGTGCTTAATGAGGATTGCTCCCTTGGGCCCCACTGATACGGTTTTCACTCCCCACCAGTCTGGAATTAATTTAAGAGCACCGTCCAAATGCTTCTCAGCTACAACTAGAGTAACCTTGTCCATAACAGCAGAATAGTGTTTGATTTGTAACGGCAATCTCTCCAAAGAATCAAATTCACTTTTGAGTTCGTATCCATGAAGTACGCCGTTAACTACTGCTATATCTGCCCTGCTGGCTCCAAGTGATATAGAAAACTCATCGATCACAAGACATTCAGGATCTAAGTGAGATTCTTTTAGAAGTTTATGGTGCACAGCAGCTCTAACGTCTTGATCTCTCATAACTTCCCCCACAACATCCGTCGCTGAATTATAGCGCACAGCATTTTACTTCATTTAGGGAATTTGACCACCTGTATCACAAAAAAGTATATCCTCTGGCAGAGATCATTGACCTGTTAGTATGTGTATCCGATGCCTTCTGGTCATCGCGCTTCATCGCTTAAGCTGAAAATGTGGACCATCCACAAGCGTTTTCCAGTCGCCGCCCCATTCCACTGGTGTGTTTAGCTCCTGCGCAGCCTGTTTGAAGGCTTCAGCAATTTTCCGGTAAAGAGGGAAATCCCACGAAACTGTTCCACCAACGTAGGCAACCACATCGACAGCTTCACCAGTAAGGTGTCGGCTGTTCATAGTCTGACTTTTACCCTCAGCGTAGAGCTGTTTCTGGCGTTCCTGTGTGCGGAGACCTTCAGTAATACCGAAATCCACCGAGGACAATTCAAGCGCACGGCGAACAACAGCCACCAGCTGCGGCTTTACTCCTTTGAGATTGTTTTCACTGCGCTGGGAAAACTTAAAGTTGTTTGTCATCGTTAATACCCTTCTTACTTGCAATTAACGTCACAGCCGCATTAATCAGAGAACGGCAGCGGTCTACACCAGCACCACCGACAGCGGCACCGATTACGAAAGACCAGTCCATGTCTGATACGCCCAGCTGTTCAAAAAAGCTCACCACTGCCAGTGCGACGAATCCGCAGATAAACCCAGCAGTGAATGAGCGGCGCCAGGCTACCCCGTCCCACAATGAGAAAAGCAAGGCAATAAAGAACGCTGTCAAAGCGCCCTGCAATGCCAGCCTGTTCTCATGTAAAAAATGAAGTACCGGACCCCAACCCCCTGGCGGGGTGTAGTTCTGCATGACTCATCCCCTAATTACAGATATAAGAAAGCCGCCATTTAGGCGGCTTTCTTATGCATAACGACCATTTTAGATATTTAATCAGTCTTAGTTAAGCTTGCCAGCTTAACCTTTTCTTCATTAATGATATTTTTAAGACCATCCCTAATATGTAATAGGCCTTGATTATATTTATCATTATTGAATGCAGTTGTGTTGGCTAATTCCTCATAAATAATATCAGTTCCTTTCTGAAAAAGCTTTAAGTCCTTACTATTACCATTCAGTAACATTGCCAATCGCCAAGAACGAGTGGCAAACTCTCTCTGACTCTCCTTCTTCATATCTAGCAGAGCGTAGTATCTATCTAGATTAACATTATCAGAGTCCATACATACTTTGATATCACGAATTATATGCCTTAGAGATTCAGAATAAGCAGCAATTTCTGCAGCAGTATTTACTAGTGTTGTTATATATTCTTTTTGAGCGGATGATTCCACTTGGACTTTAAGTGAATACTTGGTCACTTCCTCATGCTTTTCCATCTGATATTGTAATGATTTTGCATTTGCTCTAATTGCTCGCCAGGCAACAAAAGCTGGAAGCCCACCAGCTACTATCGCGGAACAGATGCTTGCAAATATGACCCAACTGCTATCCGAGTCGATAACAATCTTCGGAATTTGACGCAAAACTAAGTCTGAGTGATGAAAAACTTCACTACCACCTAATAAATATGGAATACCTTGCCAAGCCATAAGCCCTCCCTCTGTAAAGGGGCTATGGTAGCAGTAGCTCCCAAGTACCATCTACTACAATGTTTGCGAAGAACTCGGTGCCAGCAAAGGCCCAAGTCTCTCTGTGAGAATCAACAGGAGAGCACACTACCCAACAAACCACCCCAGATTAGTTGGACGGCGTAATGTGCTTTACTGAATTATGGCTGTAAAATAACCGCAGACGACGGGATTATGTAACTTTGGCAGCTTATCAAAATTAGCCTTAAATATGGCATAAAGTGTCGGATTTTGCAACCTTTAAGTTATGCATCAATCGTCGTTTGTTTTTATAACCCCCCCAACAAAAGGAGTACCTTGTGAATTATAGGCGCGTTTCCAGTATTCGGCATACGGTGCCATAACCATGAAGAGCATTAACCACCAAAAATAAATAGCTGATATACCATGGTAATGAGATGCTGGGGTGTACCCATGAGACAATTGATTACGTAAGTCCCCATAAAACTTATCTAATAAAATTATTTTCAAATTGCTTGTTAGATTAACACCCAATCGCTCAATAATGGCTGGATGCTCAAGCATTGTTTTAAGCCCGTCCCTCTCCTGAGTTCCATCACCATGTAAGGTAGTAGGTTCCTCTCCGCTTTGCTGCACTAAATAACGTAACGAGTTTTCAACTTGAGGGATGAGTAAATGGCACGCTGTCATGAAATCTCTTTCAATTCCAGCTAGCAGACCATTGATAAAAAATGGTTCATGCCCAGCAGGAATGAAGGGGTGATTACGACAAACCGTCTCTAATAAAGAGTAGGGAATGTAAAAGTGTTCATTAATATACTGCAAGGCTGGTAAAATTTGAGCCTCGATAGAAATTTGATGGCTAATTTGAATATTTTGCATCATTTGTGGCCAACATTGCTCTGTATCACTTATATTTTCAAAACTTGCACTAGGTGCCTTAGCAGTAGGGATCCCTTGATGATCGATATGTATTGCTCCAAACATCCAACTAAAGCTTGATTTCATAATTTTTTGTGCCTCCTGCTTAAGCCTATCCATATCAACTGGTCTTGATACTGTAGCCAGACGGAATAAAGCATCAAAACCATCCAATCCCTGAACTTTTTCTATTGCATCTTTCCTTAATTCGGAAATATCCTGCCCCTCAGATACAAAGCTTCCCATTTGGTTTAACGACTCTACTTGATGGTCCCTCATCTCTTCGTATAATTCTAACCTTTCTTTTTTAGTATTAGGGACCTTTGCTAATGCCTCTATAGCTTTAAGTAAATGACCAGAGCTAACAAGGCCAGGCGTTTCAAGTTCTGCAATAGTAACATAGCATTCTGAAATAGCCTTCCAACACTGATATTCTTTAGTTTTATCTCGCCCGCGAATAGCTGAGATAATAGCAATATCATAACTATCAATTGCTCTGTAAAAGTCGTTTTCCCTTTTGCATAAACTAGCCAAGTCGTCTGCCTGCTGATATACCCATTCTACATCCCTTACATCAAGATCATGAATTAAAGCTAATAGTTTTAGAGTATATATATATTCACCACGCTCCAAGCTTTTCTCATATTCTCTAAGGAGAGCCTCAGATGAACGTCCAAAAAACTCTGGGTTTTGCTTCTCTCTGCGGAAAGCAGCGCTTAACCTAAGCGCTCTTTCTATACGTTCAAAAATATAAGGCCACGACGCATCAACTTCTGCTAGGTAATATGCAGACTCAATATAAGCTTCAATGGCAGCATGAGCATTTTTAATGCCTCCTATCTTTCTTACCCATAGGAGGTCAGCTACTCTAGCCCTAACTTCAGGTGTTCCAATCCCCTCGAAAACATCATTTAAAACTGTTAATTGCTCGTGCGCAAAATCCTCTGGAAGAAAACCTCTGCGATCTGCTGATACAAATTTTGCTTTGAACGGGACCTTTACATTTGATGAATCAAGACGCATTGAGCATATCGCACCTAGCAAGCTAATTTCTTTGTTTTCCGGATATTTTGAAAAGACCTTCTCAAAATCATGATGCAACTTCAAATCTTTATTATCAAAAATTGCCTTTAGCTCACCACAACTAAAACCTTCTTCTGTAACTTCTATTTTATCAAGCTGCATGTTATCACTCCTTGTTATATGATTTAATCTAATTGTTTGATGGCTAAATATTCACTTAGACCTTTCAATGCATCCTCATCTAAAGAACACACTATCCCTTTCAAAGCAGACCATTCCTTTGAAAAAATCGCATACCAAGTATCACGATGAACACTTAACAATTTAGCCAGTGTTACAGCTGCATATTCTTTATAAAATGAGTTATTGTTTTTTGTTGCAACATCTTGTATCGCAAGCCATGTAAGCGAAGCTAAACATTTTCTCATTCGTTTACTCATTTTTTTTGAAGTGTTTTGTAAATGAAACTTACTCCAAACTCTCTCACAAATCAAAATTTGCGATGCATAACTTAAATCACCACCATAACAGTACTTTAACCAAGCCTGGCTTCCTCCATCGAGTTTATTGATGGCTCTACGCCACGCGCACGAATAAAATGCGTTATCGCTAATTGGAGGCCTAGGACGGCAACGACTGCGCGTTTCCATGACGTAGAGAGCGCTATTTTCAGCTTTAACTCGACGGACACCGCCGCGCCCGTTATCAAGTTCAACAACGTGAATCATTTTGCGTGGGTTTAGATTCTTATCTGCTGGTGGATGCTCTGCGAACGCCTCCAGTTGTCCTTTTGTGCCGCCTGAGTCATCAGCCAGCGCAGCGCGTAGTTGAATGCGTACATATTCCAGTTGCTGCGCGTTCATCGTAACCCCTCATCTCGCCAGATTTTTTGTGTGCGAAGAATGCCTTCAGCGTGCATAAGCCGAAGTTCTTCATAGGTGTATTCTTTGGTTTTTACGCGACCGTCGATAACGTCATGGCAGGCGTTGCAGGAAATAGCGCCCTGTTCATCGTCAGGTTTGCATCCGGTACCACATGTACCCGCTAGCCGATAATGTGCGAGGCATGATGTTTCTGGATTGTGGTTGCAGATACCCGGTATTCGAATTGTGCACTCCCTTCCCTCAGCCGCTTTGCGTAGGTTCGGTTTTCTCTTCATGCAGCGAACTCCAGCAGCTGCATGGCTACGTTGTCGGCTTCCTGATAGTTGCGGAATTTTTTAAAGAGAATGATGTTCCACAGGACGTTAAAAACTGCTTTATAGACTTGGAAAAATTCGGCCTCCGTCATGTTGGAAAACGAGATCGATTTTGCCTCTCGTCGAATGGTGTTATCGGGGAGGATGAACGTATCGAAGAAACCAGCCTCAACAACAGCCCACTTTCTGAAGGCTTCGAATGATTTGGTGATTGCCGCTTCTTTCGTTCGCCACTGCCCGTGGGTTTCGTTGTAAACCTTCTCAGTTTCTAAAAGGAGATAGTCATTCCCGGCCATCGAGATCAGGTAACGAACGTAACCGTGAAGATATTCTTTTTCCGTAGGGGTAATCGCCCCTCCTGTGGGTGTCCAGTATTCGAACCCAAGATTAAGCAGCGCGAAGAAGCGTTTATGGAAGAGGTAGTTTCGCGCTTGCTTAACGTCGCAGTTAAGCCACACGCCGATTTTGATACGTTGCAAAAAATCGCTGGCCTCGGGCGTAGCCGTGGTCAGGGTGGTGGGTGAAGATTTAAAGAGTTGTATTACCTGTGCCATCGTTCTCTCCGGTGGCACAGTGTTTCAGCAATGCGTGTTCAGCGCTTAAATATTAAAACATATCCATCTATGGTTGAAAAGCATCTATTGCATCTAACAAGAGATGGATGTCAGTGTAAACAGATAACATATGTGGCTGCGTCGCACCGTTTGCTGCAGTCAGCAAACTTTCTCTATTAAGAGCAGCAGCTCTAGCCCTAGCGTTTGTTACCCCACCCTGGATTTTAGTAAAGAGGTGGGGATCACCCTTAGCATAATTCGTTACTCCTACTTTCAACAAATCTGCTTTTAAAGGAGAGTTTCTTAACAAATCGTCACAGCATGTATAAGGTCTATTCCTATAGTCGAAATGTTGCAGTAGCCAAAGTTCAAAGCACACATTCGAAAATGCGATGTTAATCCCATTTGCGTTAGCTTTCGTTCTAGCCTGATCATGCAGTTTATGTGAATATTTTGCTACAGCTTCGCGATCATAGACAACCCAAAATTCGTCATCCCCAGAGGTATCGCGACTATTTTTCAAACGAATAGCTTCATCTACTAATGCTACAGGTGTATTATATTTTACATCAGGAACACATATTACATTAGCCTTATTTGGTGCGTATGCGAGAACATACCCTTTAATATAAAAAGGTTCTGTTTTCTCCCCTTCACACAATATGTGCATTTTTTTAAGTAACTTTTTCTTTGGTCTAGACATATGAAATCACTCAAATTTAGGCAGATTATTCAAGTTCCCAAACACATCATCGGAGTTATCATTATTCAATGTAGTAGAACTTCTTTCATTATCTGAAAAATGTTGGCTAAGACTAATAAAATAGTTTTTAACATTCAAAAAGTTCAATTCTGGCGTCCCACCAAAACGCCCCTCATCATACCATTTATTGAATGGTGTGGATGCCTTAACCTTATCTTTCTCAAAGTCATCTAGGCTAAAAATGGAGGTCTGCCCATTATGTTTTTCAGAAAACCAGATTTGATCTCTACGCATTCTTTCAGGCTTCATTAATTCCATGTTGTGAGTGGAAAATATCAGCTGTGAATTATGCGTATTCACTTCACTATCGTTAAATAATTTTAAAATTAAAGCAGCCAAATGTGGATGAATATTATGATCAATCTCATCAACGATGAATACTCTTTTGTTAATGAAGCTGGATATTAACGCCGGAGCCAACTCTAATAAACGTTGCGTTCCATCAGACTCATTGTCTTTTTCCAACACCACCTCATCGCCATTTTCCGATACATGGCTAAACATGAATTGATGTTTATTTTCACTAATTACTCTATTTTTAATTTCATCTGATAAGCCTTCAGGTAAGCGAATTCCAGAAAGGTCACGTTCTCTAACTTCAAGTTTACTTATACCAGTATCCAATAAGGAAAGGAACTTCCCGGTGGTTTCAGCAAAAATTTCTCTATGCTCTTCATTATCGAGAATTGATTTATTGAAGTTAACCCCAACATGAAGATACGCAAGTGTTTCTGAGAAAAACAGAAAAATATCACGAACTGATTCAGGCGCACCAGGTTGCCCTGCAATTTTTGATAAATATGAGTTATTATCAAAAAAAGGTATCTTCTTATTCCCACCTTTAAAGGAATTCCCGAACCTAATATTCTCCCAGCCGCTATCATCTCTTGAAAAGAGATTTGAAGGAACTTTAGAGAAAAAGCAATCAAGAGATTCAAAATATATTTTACTTCTATCAAACTCAATTTTATATATGTAACGCAAGTCTGATACCAAGAACTCAACCTCAAATTTCGTTGGCTCTCCCTTAGTTTTATTAGACAATAAGTAAGGTTCATAGCATTTTATTCTTTTGCCCTCTTTTAAATTACCAGAATCAGTAATTATATAAACCAAAGCGGCAAAAGCCTTTAAAAAGTTTGATTTACCAGACGCATTCGGTCCGTAAAACCCAGCAGTTCTAACAACGCTGCCATTATCACCAGGTAAATCAATGAGGTGGTCGGAAAGATGTGAACCCGAGCTAGCACGCATGCTGAACTCGACTTGCTCACGGATCGAACGATAGTTTTCAACTTTAAGACTAATAATCATAACCATTTCCCGTTTAAGGCGGATTTTCGGAGAAAAAACACCAAAACACCGCAATTGAAAAGATTGTAGCCTATCCAATCCTCCGTGCAATCGCTTTTTAGTGCTAACGTGTATGTTTCACAACTCTGACAACTTCCTCCTTTAGAAGCTCTGTCTCCATCCCCGCCATTGAAAGAGTCTGAAGCAACAACTTAAAGGAAGTTACAAACTCATCCTCCCGCAAAACAAAACCACATCTGAAGGAGCCATCTTCATGTCTATAAATGACCAACGGACGAGTTGATTCTTGTAATGAATTTATCAAATGGTCAGGTATATACACCGGATTTCTCCTATACGTTCACTTGCGGGTTTGTCCTTTTCTGTCCCTCGCGTGTTCGGACATTTAAGAGCAAGTAGCTCACTAAACTAACAATGACTCCTGAATGTTTCTCTTAACTCACGAGATGGAAATCACTGTATACGCATACAGTACTCATTTCCAGTTAGACGCGTTTTTTTTTGACCAACCTTAAGTAATTCATACACTTGTTTATTTTTAGAACTACATATCCACTTTTAAGAATTTGTGTAATGTCTAGTGGCTTCATAACGTTTAGCGGCATATCATCACTTTATGTCTTGTGCCTGTAGCTTTGCCAATTGAATGTCACCCAAATTCCGCCATCCATCTTAAGACGGTCAAATGCTCTTTCGCCTATGGCGCCAGGTAGCTCTTCCGAGTTCAGGTTCGTGAGAATACCGACAGGTTTCAACATCGCCGTTCGCCGGTCAATAATCTGATGCAGAATCACTTTCTCGTACTGCGAAAACATTTGAACGCCTACTTCATCGAGAACCAGCAGATCCAAAGTGGTCATTTCATCTATTAGTTTTGACTCAGACTTACCACCGTTAAATCCAGCCTTAAATTCTGTCATGAGGTCAGCTATGGTGATTATCAGCACACTTTTTTGCTGCGCGATGAGGGCATTACCTATTGCCGCAGCAAGGTGATTTTTGCCTGTGCCAGGGCTACCGCCGAAAACAAAACAAGCGCCCCCCGACCCAAAGTTGTTAAGCCAGGCCTTAGCCTTGGAAAAGGCCTTCCGCTGCCCCTCACACCTCACCTCGTAATTTTTGAATGTGCAGTTGTGATAACGCTCACGTATCCCTGAACGTCCGAATGTTTTTTGTAGGCGAGTTAGTCGGTTTTCAATGGTGAGCCTCTCTGAGTGCTTAAGGGCTTCCTCCTTCTGCCAGTCCATTAACTCCTGCGCACTTGAAAATTTCGGCTGGACTCCGGCAGGAGCAATCCGCTGCAGTCGTTTCAGAACGTCAGATATATCACGCATGATCACCCCCTGAAGCCCGCAGGGGTACTTGTGTCAGGCACAGAAATTTCGCCAGGCCTGGTTCGCTGTAGTTCAGGTTTTTCCCATGCTTCAAGAAAGAAATTTGACGGACCGTAAAACGTTTTAGCCTGTTTCACGAATTGCGTACCTGCGGCACCAGTAGCGACTACGAAATCAGCGTACCGCTTTGTACCGTCCAGCATTTCCCGAATACTCACCCCTTCGCGAATCCTCGCGCTCCAGGCTTTAAACGCCCCAGCTTTGTCCTGCACTCCAGCACGTCGAGGGTAAGCAGCCCAGGCATTTTCAAATTCCGGTGAATATTCCGTGATTTTATTTTTGCGACTCACTTTCCCCCTGGGGGGTAAGGGGGGATCTATAGGTTCATTGACTGGATCTAATAACTGACTGATTCTGGGTGAATCTCCTGCACCCTCCCCCCCTGCACCATTTGCACCAGGGGGTGCAGCTCCTTCACCCTCCCACCCTGCACCATTTTCACCATAGGGTGCAGCTCCTGCACCCTGCTTTTGAGCCTGTTTCTGATAGGGTGCAGGATTTTCACCCTCATTGTTAAAGGTCAGGTGATAGATATTGGATCGATTAACTCCGCTTGAATCTCTTCGCTCTTCAACACGAACAAATCCATCCTTCACGAGTTGCCGGATATGTGTCTGAACTGAGCGAGAAGATATCTCGCATTCATACGCTATCGTTGCCACTGCCGGCCAACATTCCCCCGTATCACTGGCGTTATCTGCGAGCTTAATCAGCACCAGCTTACGGAGAGGATTTCCCACCCTTGCTTTCATGGCCTGAACCATCAAGGACATACTCATACTGCTACTCCTGCGAAATCATTACGGGTGATCCCGCCACTCAAACTGACATCAGTAATTCTGCTATTGGAATCAACGCCTGAAGCTCGTCGATGAGCCTGTTCAGCTTCACTGTTGCTGTGGGGCATCTGACCGCAACTGCCGACATAGCCGCACCGAACGACTCCATGACTTTCGCTTTAGCCAGTTCAGGCGAATGAGGTTCTTCCAGCTCTATGCGCTTTCGCGTAGGCATCGCGCGTAAAGCGACGTCTGAAAGCTCGGAAGCCATCTTGATATAACGAGGCCCACCTAAACCAAAAATGCGCTTTACGCGCTGTTTGGCGTTGCGTATGCCCTGTTCATCCGTCGCTGGAGGGATCAACTTTCCGCCCCCACTGCGTTGATATTCATCAGCGAAGCGAACGCCTACTGTTTTCCAGCCGGCATCCCGCGCCCACGATTCAACGCCAGCGGCTAATTGCTCAACCGTCAGTGTGATTTTCATGCTTCAGTTTTCCAATTCGCTTTGCTTTACGATGTGCATCGTAGGTCTTTGGGTCGTAAGCCAAATGACCACCAGAAGCTAAAACAAGCCTTGATGCTCGTCCTTCAGGAACAAGGTCGCCCCATGCAGAGACTGAAGCTCTGCTAACACCAGCAGCTGTGGCTAACTTCGCTTTGCTGCCGAAATAGTTAATTGCATCATTCTTAAACATCAATAAGACCTTATTTGTTAGGTATATCTAACAATAATTTGCGCGGGATACCTAAGTCAATAGAAATTAGAATTGTCTAACTATGGAAAAAACCACTTTAGGCCAGCGCATTCTTGCGCGTAGAAAAGAATTGGGACTAACTCAACGTGACGCTGCGCAGCGCGTTAAGGTAGCCCATGTGACTATATCCCAGTGGGAGAGAGATGAGACTCAGCCTACTGGTCAAAGGCTATTTGCCCTAGCCAAAGCTCTACAATGCAACCCCACCTGGCTTTTGTTCGGTGATGCAGATAAGACACCAGAGCCACCTGCCGAAGAGCCAGCAGAATCCAATCTTTCAGACACGCATAGAGAATTGATCGATCTTTTCGATTCCCTCCCTGAGTCAGAACAACAAGCTCAACTTGGCGAATTGCGAGCGAGAGTAGAAAATTTCAATAAACTCTTCGAAGAAATGCTAAAAGCACGTAAAAATAAATCCAAAAAATAAGACATTACATTTCAGTAAGTTACCAATCTCACGCCTTGTTTGTTAGGTTTTCCTGACAAATTTCTCTTGTCTTGTTTGTTAGCTTACTCTAACTTCATGCCATCGAAACACGCACAGTGTTATCAGCAAAACGTTCAGCCAGCCTGGCTAAAGGGCAAAACAAACGGAGATTGGAAATGAGCAAACAAAACGCAGTCGACTTAGCACGTACAGCCCGCAGTGAAGCAGAAAGCATCACCAAAGGTGACAAGCGCACTATCACCGCAATCATCAACAACTGGAATGAGTGCGTTAAACAAGCTGGCTTCTGGTGCATTTACGATTTTCCAACTACGGGCTACACCCGTAAATCTCAGCTGGTGGCCGACCTGCTCCGCTGTGCTGATCAGCTTGATGAATACGTTGAACCAAACCCGCATGCAGCTCAGACCGTTGAACAGCAAACACGCGAGTTGAATGCAGCTCTTACCCGCGTTCTGAATGTTGAAGAGGCCCAAGCTGAAGCTCTGGACATTAACGTATGGATCGATGACCTGACACAGAACGGAGTGGACAGCAAACGCCTTGATGTTTTCTGTATTCAAGTTCGTGAGGAAGACCATGCCGAAGCTCTGGAATTAAACGCCAATTACGACGAAGAGGTAAAAGTGGTGCTGGCAGATACCCCACCATTAACACAGGATGATTTCAACGCCCACGTTTATGGAATCCGTGCCGAACTGGTTAGAAGAGCGGACGCCGAAGCCCTCGTTATGGATTCTGCTAAAGAACTTGCGGGAGTGGTAGTTGAAGCAGGTTGGGATGTAGTGAAGCGCGAGTTTCATTTCCATGCAAAATCAGTTCAGAGCGAGATTGTTGAGTTAGCGCACTGTGCAGCGCTGGAAATGAACGTTGGGATCGAACTTGCGCTACACATCATCACCAAGCTGACTATGCCTGACGAGGTAGTTGAAGCTGGTGATGCTGCCGGGGGATGCCTATACCGTGATGGTTTTAATGATATCAACTACCTGGTATCTGTGGCGTTAAGAATGTACAGAGAGCGGGAGGAATTACACGCTGAAGCACTGCAATGGAACGCCTTTATTGATGACTGCTGGCCTCTGGATGTTGAAGACGTCTTGGTAGGTATCGAGATTTCCGCTCATGAAGACAACCGCCGCTTTGACTGGCTGGCTAATCGCTGGTCACTGTTTTGGGCAGGTAGCGACTACTTCACCCGCCGCACGATGATCGAAGAAGCGCACATAGAAGCCTTAAAAATCGAAAAGGATATGGTTAAGGTCCACTCACAGAATAACACTCAGCTAAATGAAGTTAATGCTTTACGCATCATGTACGGAACCAGTTCACAAATTCATTATTCATAGTAGTGACGAATGGAAATGAACAATTTAACGCCATTACATGCAGCACAAAGTAAATTCGCAATTGCCGCTTTTCTTGGTGATAAAGTAATGTTTGAACAGGCAATTATCCAATATGCAATCGCCACTGGCACAAAGGTAAAACATGACAACTCTTTACGCTTTAGTTTTGACTGTATTTCTCACGAACGGGGAAGTTCAGGATCAGGTGGTTGATATTTACGACTCGAAAGCTGAATGTACCGAGGCGGCAAAAGAGCAACAAATTGCTGGTGATTGCTTTGAGGTTGAAGCAATTATTCCTATTAACTAAAACGAAATACCAGCGGGGTATTAATGGACTGCAAGCAATAAGGCCATTCTTGAAGATTTTCGCATCGTTCGCGGTTGTTTTTTATCTAATAGCTATTTTTGCATTGAGACTCTTTGCTGAAGATAAAGACGACGATATTTAAATAAAGCACCACTTTGAATATGCCTGAAACAAGGCAGGAAATTCCACAACTCTTTTATGAGGAAATGAATATGTTACGTATTAGCATCAAAACCACAAAATTAACTGCCATTAACAACGAACTTGCGACCTTCAATTGCGATGGTCAAATCTCCGGTGTTATTCACTCTCCAGCAGACGGTAGCTACACGGTTGTTATTGATGGTGGCTACAAGCTTGCAATGCATCGCTGCCCTCACTGTGCAATCGAAGCGGTACATAACCTTGCAGACCAGATTCACGACGCTGATAAAAGCTTCGGTATGAATTACAACAGCTATAAAACGATCTTTTTATCAGGGGCTAATTCTCGCACTCATTAATGATACCGCCCCGTTAAGGCGGGGCATTTATCCGAGTGACCATTAGTGAGTGGTCAGCCTGATAAATGAGGAATGCAGATGGATATTACTCTGGCGTTTAAGAAATTAGCACTCGTTAACGGCGAGGAAGCGGTGATTAGTATTGCCCCCAGCGCAATGAAAAAGATGGTCATGGATTTAGTGGCGAATGGTTATTTATCCACTGAAGATTTAATCATTTTCGCAATCGGTCAGGTGAAGCTCTGCGACCGTAAAAATCTTGAGCATGTTTTGCCCGACAACGTTTTGAACAAATTAACAGAAACCTTTGAATCCGTAAAAATGGAGAAGAAAAATGACTGACCAGAAAATTTTCATCGCGGGTTATTTCCCCGATGAAAAATCAGAAAAGGCAGGTATTAAACGTGTCGCTACCTCCTTCAATGCAAAGGATATTGAACGCGCTAAAGCGAAAGCGAACTTTATCTTTCTGGAAGAGTATGAGCATGCTCAGGATGCAGCTTTTAAAATCCTTTTATGTGAAGACACTCCAGACGTTCCTGGTCGCCCTTCTCGCGGAACATGGAATGAAGAATTCCTTTACGAATACGACTGGCCTGAAGACGTCGGCCACCCCGTCAAACGCCAGGCTGAGAAAGTCGATTTCGACAAACTCTCTCGTGAATTGCAGATCGCATGCCTGATTAAGTACGGCTCTACCGAGTTAACTAAAAACGATCTGCCTGGTGCGCTGGAAATTACGCAGGACGACGACAGTTTTGAAGGCCACATGTATGTTGCCATTATCAAAACGCCTTCAGTCGCTAACATGTTCCACGAGCGTATTGAAAACGCTATCGGATGGTTGGGCGCTAAGTGTGATCACTCCGCTAAATGGCCTGAGATCCAGAAAGAACTGGCTGCATGGGAAAAGCGTCAGAACGCTGAACGCAAACAAACCGGCTCGTCAAAATCGGTGGTTGATATCGCCCGCGAAAGAGCTGCTGCCGAAAAACTCAACCAACAAAATCCGGCTCCAGTTCACTTGCAGGATGAAGAGTCTTTAAAGCGCAACATTGCCCTGGGCCTCGTTGCTAAGGCGATGGATTTCGACATCCTCAATCCTCCGGCGAGCATCGTTAACCGCGCCCGCGAAATTATCAAACTGAAGGAGAAACCCTTCCCGGCATGGTTCGCGGCCATGAGCGCCACGATAGGCATTTACGAATACTCCACCGTCCAGATCATCTACAGCGTGAAAATCTCGCCTGAAGATATCGACAAAACTGCTGGCTCTATTCAGGCACATATTAACCGCACGTTTACCGAAACTGACCACGCCAATCCGTCCGCTGAAATGCTGGCCATTGCCTGCGGCACACCGAAAACCGAAGAGGGTAATAATAATGCGACCAAACAGAACGAAACGGGCACAGCTGGCCCACTGGACACTTCAACGTCAACGCCTGGCGCAGTGGAACCGAAACACAATGCTGACGAACCAGCAACGCGGACGCTGGAAAATGAGTCGCAGATAGAGCGTACTGGCCCGTTCTATTACCTCTTTGCTGATGGTGTGAAAGTAGGACGCGCTAACAAGCTGCCAGGCCTTGAAAAGGCGCTGGCCGAAGGTGGTAAGGAAATCAGCCAGGAAGAATATTTAGCGCGTAAGAACGGCACATTCGAAGCCCCTGCCGCCCCTGCTGATAACTCAGGCGCTGGTAATGAGCCTGAAGTTACCAATCACGGCTCGGGTCGCTTTTCGATTGATGGATTGCTCGCAGAAAAACCAAAAGAAGACGTGACGCAAATTAAAAATAGTCAGGTTGAACAAGTCGACTCAGAGAAGGAAACCACTGGCGCAGAAAACGTACAGGCGGCTATCAATGCCCGCGCAGAAATTGCCGAAGCTGAATACAAAGGTTATACGGATAATTCAGACAAAGAAAATCTGTCTATCTGGATGCGGGTACATAAAACAGACCCAAGCAGAACAAAAACCAAAATTCAGTATGGCAAAGAGAAGTTACCCGATGGTTCAAAACAAATACTGCGGGTTACTACAAGCATTAACCCGACCTATCAGACAGAGCGTGCGACAAGACTATTCGGACCATTTGGTATTGGCTGGGGCGTAAATATTGAAATGGAAAGGTTTGATAATGGCATGCCATTTACTGAACCGACCTACGATGCAAATGGCCGTTTTACAGGTAAAAAAGTCATTAGAGATAATGATGGGACTATTATCTTTACGCTTAACCATACAATGCTTATTTCGCTTTGGTACATCCACAATGGTGTAAAAGGTGTAATTAGTAGTTTCGGTCACACAAAGTATTTATATCAAACGCAGAACGGTATTACTTGCGATGATGAATATGCTAAAAAGAGTTTAACCGATGCAACAACAAAAGCACTTTCACAGCTTGGGTTTAGTGCTGATGTTTATGGAGGCTTGTTCGAAGATAGCGAATATAGCGAACAAAACAAATTGGAACATGATCTGATTAATGCAACGAATAGAGCTGATGAAGTGGTTCGCATACGCGAAGAACTTGATCAACGTTTCAAAGCAAATGTTGAAACTATGAAATCAGCCAAAACCCCTAACGAGGTTTCAAAGATTGCCAGCAGCCTTACGCGTAAAATTGGAGAGCATTTAAAAGCAGCAAATGCGACGGGTGATCATGATTACGTCAAATACCTTGACGGCCGACTGAATCGCCTTGAAACCATTAAAGTTGAATGCCTCAAAGCTCTGGAGGAAAAAGCATGAGTAACCGTACTATTGATTTAGCCAACGAAATCAGAAAAATTATTGCGCTCGGTGAAAGTGGCGAGATTGACGAACAGACCATCAAAGATACCTTGGAAGGTATCGAAGGTATGTTGGAAGATAAATTCGATGCTGCAATGTCTGTGATTAGACAGTTTGAATCAAATAAAGAACATTGCAAAAAAGAGGCTGCCCGCTTTAACGAAAGAGCGAAGCATTGGGATCGCCAGGCTGGAATGATAAAAGCCTATCTTCTTCTTTGCCTGATTACGGCAGAAAGAAATCAACTTAAAACCGTCGAAAACACATTTTCTGTAAGGAAAGGTAGTATCTCACTCACCATCGTAAATGAAGATGATATACCAGACGACTATTTGATTTCTTCGAAATCTGTTGTGGTGAATGAATTTGATACAGCAGGAATAAAAAAGGTTCTTACTGAAGCTCTAAAAGAAATAGAAGAACTACGCGAAAAAGGTGAAGAAGTACCAGATTCACTTTTGAACAAAGTTCCCGGTGCTAAGGTAGATCGTGGGCCAGATACACTTTCTGTTCGATGAAACAAAGGGCCGCTAAGCGGCCTGTTTCGGGGGCTTATATGTTCGTGTTCAGAAACGAAATCATCGAAGAGAAAAACGACGATTTACGATATCCGCGCAAGCAGTCTTTGAATTCTGCACCTGACTATACAAAGAAAATAGTCGCTGAGTTATCCAATCGTCGGAATCTGAGAAAGAAAAATGTTCAATCTAAAACGCGGTAAGTCTGTGTTCAAAGTTCGCCCTCTCCTGTTTAGCAACAGCTTCAAATGGGCAAGCGTAAAAGTATTTGATACGCGGCATGGAAAATATTACGGGCGAGAGGCCAGGAAAAGTTATGGGTGATATGGGTGATTATTTTCGCGACATCGCCCCCTTTCTAAAAGAGGGGAGAAAAAAGGCCCGTGATGGAGCACATCAGAGAATTAAAGGTTTCTTCGTGCGTAATGGCGTTGTCTTTGAAGAGGGCAATAACACGCTCCTTTTCAGAACTCCGGCTGGAACAGTGTGCTACTACACGCCAAGCCAGAAAATGCAGCATAAAAACCAGTGGACTCAGTGCAGCCCTACCAGATGCATGAAGTATGTGAAAAAGCTAAGGGGTAATTAAGATGGCTAACTCAATTCGACAAATGACACGCGGCGGCGTTATCTCCCGCACTGATAATGGCATGTTTATCCATCTGGATGATATTCACGTCAAACCAGGCTTTAACAAGCGCCTCGATGATGAACGCACACGCCAGGCCGATGACGAGCTTTTCCAGTTCCTGATGAATGGCGGCAGCGTTCCACCGCTTGAGGTTATTTCCCGTGATGAAGGCGGCGTGTGGATTGTTGAGGGTCACCGCCGACACCGCTGCTATGAGCGCTGCCGTGCAGCAGGAAAGCCGGTAAACAAAATCCATATCGTCCAGTTTGTTGGCGATGACAAAGAACGCCTTGCCCGAATCCTGACCTCCAACAACCAGTTAAGCCTGTCAGAACTGGAACAGGCCGCGGTGGTAAAAGAGCTGGCATCGGCATTCAATCAGACCGTGGCAGAAATTGCCGCGCTGGTGAACAAGTCAGAACCGACCGTTCGGAACCTGCTTACCCTGGCTGGCGCGAATCATGACGTGAAGCAGAAAGTACAGGCTGGTGAAGTAACAGCAGGTGCAGCTATTGAGCGCGTAAAAGAGTTCGGTGAAAAAGCGGGCGAAGTGCTTGAGCAGGATAAAGCCGTAGCCGCAGCCGCTGGAAAGAAAAAAGTCACGCGCAGCGTAATAGCCCCTGAAATTAGCGTGAAGAAAGCCCGCCGCCTGGTAGAGCTGATTACCCTAGCAGGAATCAACAAGAGCGGCGCTATTACCCTTTCTGGCGAGTTATTGAATGAGGTTGTGGAAATCATCAACGAACAGCGTGATATCGAAGCACAGCGCAGCAGGGCCGCAGTATGAACAAGGTAGAGAAAGAACGTTTAGTTAATTATCGCCGCTGGCTCTATAAGGCAGAACTGAGCGAAACAAAGCTTGTTGCTTATAACTGCCCTAAATGCCTTGAGAAGCTACAAACCACTGAAGCGCCGGAAGGTGAAACGTGGGACACGTTTTCCAACTGCCCTTTTTGTGGATCGTTGCTTTTTAAAGTCACGCAGGGTTCCACGGTAAAAATTGATTTGATTCTGAACATTGGGAAAAAACAACCAGCGGAACAAACTGAGGCTGATCATCCAGATATTCCCCCGGCACCTTGCCCTCGTTGCGAGACGATATCAGAAAGACCAGACGGCGTGCATTATTGCCACTCAAGAAATAAGTGATTCTCGTAATTCAGTATTGATACCCGACCAGCGATAAATTGCTGGCCGGGTGTGAGGTGACTCATGACCAAAAAAGTTTTACTTCAGGATTGGGCTAAAGGTCCAAACGGGTTCGACTATCCGCAAAAACAATCCAGGCTTAATTATCTGGCTAAAACAGGTCAGATTTTCCCTCCTGCCACAAAAGATGGGAAACGCTGGGTTGTCGATGAGGACGCCATTTTCATTGGCCGTGTAGGTAAACCTAAAATTTCTCAAGACCTCCCTGAAGCGGCTAAAAACCTCGTGGAGAAAGTGATCAATGGGCGCACCTCGTAAGCACAATATCGACATTGAAAATCTATACGTAAAACTCGATAAACGAAACAACAAAGTTTACTGGCAGTACAAAGATCCGTTCACACAAACCTGGCAAAGCTTCGGCACCTGTGAAAAAACCGCGAAGGCCGCAGCTTTAGAATTGAATCGATTGTTCGCTTCCCAGCAGGTCGAACAGAGTTATGCCCTTATCGATCTTGCCAAAAAGAAGCGTGCCGGCAATGGGGTGGACGTTCGTTTTAAGGATTGGGTAGAAAAATACCTCTCGCTGTTGGACAAAAAACTGCAGAAAGGAGAGCTTTCTAGGTCAACGGTAGATGGGCGTAAACGTGCCGCTCAGATCCTTTGTAAACGGGTTGCAAACACCCCCCTTAAGGAAGTTGGCTCGCGCGAGATGGCCGCAATTCTTGAGGAGTTTATAGATCAGGGTAAATTTAGTCAGGCCAAAAACATTAGATCAGATTGGGTTGATATTTTTAAAGAGGCACAGTTTGCAGGTGAAGTTCCCCCTGGATTCAATCCAGTCATAGCGACACGAAAACCTCAGATAAAAGTCACCCGCGCGCGTCTGAAGCTAGAAGATTGGCTGCTGATTTTCGAACATGCAAAAAAGCACGAATCTCCCTGGGCCGTGAATACGCTTTTGCTTGCCATCGTTACCGCGCAGCGCTTATCGGATATCCTGAAGATGAAATTTAAGGATATCAAAGACGGGTATTTATACGTCGAGCAGGGTAAAACTGGTGCGAAGCTCGCCCTTCCCCTTTCCCTTAACTGCGAGGCAATTGGCCTGTCACTGGGAGAAGTAGTTGACAGATGCCGGGATAATGCTTTGAGTCCTTACCTCATCCACCATGTCAGAACGACGAAGAAATACAGGTCAGGCGATCCAATCAACAAAGCCACAGCGAGCACCATGTTCGCACGTTGCCGTGACCATGTCGGTATTGTTCCCCCCGTAGGAAAAACCCCGACGTCGTTCCATGAACAACGCTCTTTGTCGGAACGTTTGTACGAAAAACAGGGGATCGATACTCAACAGTTGCTGGGGCATAAATCAGCGGCGATGACTGAGATGTATCACGATGAACGCGAGGATGGATGGACGTTTATTGCTGCTCAGTAAGTGTGCAGTTTTGGTGAAGAGTTTTGGGGGGATTTTGGGGAAGAGGTTGTACGGTGAGAAAACTGTTATAGGTAAATAGGTCTGGTCTGTTTCTGCAACCCAGAGCTGGCGCGGCTTAGAATGGCATCGACATAATTACATCGCGGAGTTTTGCATGTTTGGTTTGGATGCTTTTCACCTTGCACGGATACAGTTTGCCTTTACCGTATCCTTTCACATTATTTTCCCGGCGATCACCATTGGCCTGGCAAGCTATCTTGCCGTACTCGAAGGGCTGTGGCTGAAAACCAAAAATCCGGTCTGGCGCTCGCTGTACCATTTCTGGTCGAAGATTTTTGCCGTCAACTTTGGCATGGGCGTGGTCTCCGGGCTGGTGATGGCCTACCAGTTCGGCACCAACTGGAGCGGATTTTCACAGTTTGCTGGCAGCATTACCGGCCCGCTGCTGACCTATGAAGTGCTGACCGCCTTCTTCCTCGAAGCCGGGTTCCTCGGCGTGATGCTGTTCGGCTGGAACAAAGTCGGGCCGGGTCTGCACTTCTTCGCCACCT